AAACAATCGGCGAGAAAAAGGAACAGACTGTGAGGGATGCCGTTGCTAAGGAACGTCTTGAGAAAAATCCAGTTGAAAACAAAGAAGTTATCGTCACAGCAAAAGGCGATACCTTATGTTTCGATGCTGTATCCGGAAGATATTTTAAATCGGACATCGACAAATTAAAAAAGGCTGAGAATGAATTAAATCGTCAAATGCGAGATGAAATGTATATTTCACTTAATGATTTCTATTATGAGGTTGGATTAGAGCCTATTAAGCTTGGTGATGATCTTGGCTGGAATATTGATAATGGATATATCGATCTGAGATTCAGTTCTCAGCTTGCTACGGACGGAACACCTTGTCTTGTTATCGACTATGGATATGGTCCAAGATACGACTTCCGCAACTTAATGTAAGGTTCGCAGAATTTACAAACACTATTATGGAAGAACCACATATTTCAAATCTGAAAGGAGAACATATTATGGAGAACAACGAAATCATGAACAACAACGAAGAGGTTATCGAAACAACTACTGAGGAGATCGTGAAGGCGGCTTCTAACGGCGGTATGAAGAAAGCGACAACTATCGGATTGGCTATGATTGCAGGTGCATTAACCTACAAATTTGTAGTCGTTCCGGCCACAGCAAAATTCAAGAACTGGCGTGAGAATCGTAAGACGGTTGTAACTCAGCCGAAGGGCGATATCGTCGACGGAGAGTTTACGGATATCGATGAAGAGACAGAAGAGGATTCTGAATAAGAATTGAATCGATGATTCAGACAGAGGGAGAGTACCTATAACAGGGTGCTTTCCCTTTTGCTTTTTAAGGGAGGTGTCCTATGAATCAGTATATGTACGACGGACCGGTTATGGAGTTTGATACCTGCGTTGCAAATAGATGGCAGGGTTCTACATACGCGGCGTCTGAAAAGAAAGCCAGGAGTAATCTGGTGTATCAGTTTAAGAAGAAAACAAACCGTATTCCAAGTACGAGGATAACCCTCCCCGGAAAAGTGGTAACGGTTAATTGAAAGGAGATTTAGAGATGGAGGAATACAAATCCAATTCCCATAAATCACGACAGAACCAGAATGATGATATTCCGGAGAAAAGAGTTGAAAAGGTTGTCAGTGGTTCTGTCAAATCAAAGAAAAAGAATGGTCTTCAGAAGATTACGAACGTATTTGTTCCGGAAGATGTAGACGATGTAAAAAGCTATATTTTTGAAGACATCGTGGTTCCAGCCGTAAAAGACATTATCTTGGATGCTGTCAGAGCATTCCTTGGTGTTAGCGGAAACTCAAGGGGAGGGAGATCGTCAACGTCATCCAAGATCTCTTACCGTAAGTATTATGACGATCGGGATCGACGAGATTCGGGAAACGTATCAAGAACACGAACTGGATACGATTATGATGATATTATTCTGGAATCTCGTGGCGAGGCGGAAGATGTCCTGGAAAGAATGGACGAGCTTATTGCCACATACCAGGTAGTTAGTGTCGCCGATTTCTATGATCTGGTTGGCGTTTCTGGCAACTATACAGACAATAAATACGGCTGGACTGATATTCGGAATGCATCTGTAATTCGTGTGAGAGACGGATACATGATTAAACTTCCGAAGGCATTACCGTTGAACTAGGAGGGATATTTATGTACGAATCAGACGATAAAATGGTGTCTCATCCGAGCCATTATCAGTCAGAAACAGGTTTGGAAGTGATCGATGTTATTGAGGCATTCACTTTCGATTTAAAAGGTATCGAAGCAACCGATACTGGTAACATTATCAAGTATGCGTGCCGCTGGAAAAATAAAAACGGCATTCAGGATTTGAAAAAGATCATGTGGTACACGCAGCACTTGATCGATCATTTAGAGAAGAAAGAAAAAATTGAAGAGGAGAATAACTGATATGAAGAAAGAAGAAATCATGAAGAACGTTTCCACGACCTTCAGCAAAGTAAGTGTGAAACTTAAGAAGCATAGCCCTGAGATTCTGATAGTGGCTGGTGTTGTTGGTACCGTTGCAAGTGCTGTTATGGCTTGCCATGCAACAACTAAGTTAGACAGCGTATTGGAGAAGTCCAAGAAAGATATTGATGCTATTCACAAATGTGCTGAAAATGAGGAACTGGCGACGGAGTATTCTAAGGACGATGCAAAGAAAGATTTGGCTATTGTTTATGTACAGGCTGGCGTAAAAGTTGCTAAGCTCTATGCTCCTGCTGTTGCCCTTGGAACTTTATCCATCGCAAGTATTGTTGCGTCTCACAATATTCTCAAGAAGAGAAATGTAGCACTGGCAGCAGCCTATGCGACTGTGGATAAGACTTTCAAGGAATACAGAAATCGAGTCGTTGAACGCTTTGGTGCGGAGGTTGATAAAGAACTTCGCTACAACATCAAGGCAAAGAAATTTGAGGAAACTGTAACTGATCCGGACAGCGGTAAAGAAAAAAAGGTGAAGTCCACCGTAGATGTGGCGGCACCTTCTACGAACGATTACGCCCGTTTCTTTGATGAGTCCTGCGAGGCATATGAATCCAATATGGATTACAACCTTATGTATCTGCGCTCTCAGCAGAATCTGGCAAACGACAAACTTAAAGCTAATGGATATTTATTCCTCAGCGATGTATACGATCAGCTTGGCATTAAGCGTACCAAAATGAGCCAGATTGTTGGTTGGGTTTATAAACCGGAAGGAAATGAAAATGGCGACAACTTCGTTGATTTCGGGATTCTGGAGACCAACCGTGAAACTGAGGATGGTGGTTACGAGAAAGCCATTCTAATGGAGTTCAATGTAGACGGACCGATTCTCGATCTGATCTAATTTTTTTGAGGAGGATACATATGCGAAATTATATTCGTATGGTGGTCCTTCCTGCTCTTTGCGTATTTGCGATTATTTGCACAGGTTTTGTCTGCTCGGCAGAACAGGTAAACCGGTATGAATATATCGAAATACAGCCGACTTTAAAAGCTGAACCTATTGATCCTATTGTAATTATTTCTGAGCAACCCTTAGAGGAAACGGTGTCGGCAGTTGAAATCGAAGAGTATGTGGAGGATACACTATTGCCACGGGAAGATATTGAGCTGATTGCTCTTGTAACTATGGCAGAAGCTGAGGGCGAATGCGAGGAAGGAAAGCGATTAGTGATCGACACCATATTAAATCGTGTTGATTCCGTATATTTCCCGGATACAGTGTACGGTGTTGTATATCAAGCAAATCAGTTTTCATCCATGTGGAATGGGAGAGTTGATAAGTGCTTTGTAGACGATGATATTTGCCAGTTAGTTGAAGAGGAACCGCAATCCAGAACTAATATAGATACGATATTCTTCACGGCTGGTGAATATGGAAAATACGGAAGACCGATGTTTCAAGTAGGTAACCATTATTTTTCGAGCTATGAATAGAAAGGAGTCCTGAATTATGACAGGTTTTATGGGATTAACATTTTCAGCATTTGCTGGTATTTGCTTTGTTAGTGGTCTGGCCGTTCTTATGGGCGGAAAGGAGCATCACTGATGGATGGCATTGGAAATTTTATATCCATGATGGATTACATATTGGATACCAAAAGAAAAAGACATATCACAGGGGGCATTCTGTTGAGTGCCTCTTTACTTTTCGGTGGGCTTGCGCTTACCGTTATGACAATTCAGAACGAGGAGGACGAAGATGAGTAACAAATCTCTGTTTTCTTTGGCATTTATCATTGGTGCTGCGACTGGATCAGTAGTGACATGGTACCTGCTTAAGGATAAATACGAAGCGCTCGCTCAGGAGGAAATTGATTCTGTAAAAGAGGTTTTCTTAAGACGTGAGCAGGAATTAAAGGATCAGTCCGTAAAGAAAACCGTTGCTGAAGGTATTAAAGATACGGACAAAGAAAAACCAGATCTTAAAGAGTATGCGGAACGTCTGAAAAAAGAGGGTTACACCCGATATTCTGATTTCGGTTCGGACGAGGAAGAAAAGCCTGTTTCTGAAGCCGGTCCGTATGTGATTCCGCCGGAGCAGTTTGGTGACGATGAAGAGTATGAGCAGATCAGCCTTACCTACTATGCAGATGGTGTACTGGCTGATGAAAACGATGAAGTAATTGAGGATGTGGAAGATGCTGTTGGAATTGATTCTTTGAATCATTTTGGAGAGTATGAGGACGACTCTGTCTTTGTTCGTAATGACGCACGAAAGTGTGATTACGAAATTCTCCTTGATCAGAGGACCTATTCTGAAGTGGTTGAAGATATGCCGCATCAGATGGAGGTATGATGACACGGGATGAACTGAACAATGCATATTTTGACTGGATGTACCAGCTCGTATACGACGATGAATATTCGCGAGGTTTGTCGTATCGTAAGTTGTTATTTTTGCTTCATGATACGGATTTTACGTATACGATTGCTCTTGATGGCAACCGCTATGACGATGGGATCGATCTTCGATATAGATTCGGAAACGAGCAAGGATACCGGGATAGTATGATTGCAAGTTATTTGGATAATCGTCCGTGCAGTGTTTTAGAAATGATTATTGCCCTTGCTATACGCTTAGAAGAGCACATCATGGATGATCCTGACATCGGTAATCGGACAGGTCAGTGGTTTTGGGATATGATAGTGAGCCTTGGGTTGGGTTCCATGGATGATTCCAAATTCGACAAGGCTCATGCCATCGATGTTATTCGGCGATTCCTGAATCGTGACTACGGACGGGATGGCAAGGGTGGATTATTCACAATCGAGCATTGCAGATACGATATGAGAGATATCGAGATTTGGTATCAGGCCAACTGGTATCTCGACAATATCAGATAGGAGGGCGTTATGAGCCATAGTGAGGTATACAAGTGGTTCGAGTTATATTTTCCGCAGTACGCTGGGGATAATGTGGAAACCTGGTTCCAGAACGGAAAGAACAGTATTCGCATCCGTCAGAAGAACCATCAGGAATTTATATTTACGTTCAACAACGAAGGAAATTGGCGGTTTGAGACTGTTGAGAGCTTCATGAACGGATTAAGAGGAGGTAAGAAGTAATGGGCGAAATGCTTACTTATATTTTTAGCAGCTTACGGTCATCTGAGAAAAGATTGGACGTTGTTACAAGAGCGGTCAGTAAACAGCGGAGCTTCAATAAGCAGCTCACAATCTTTGCTGTCATGACAACTGCAAACTTGGTTGTCATGAAAATCGAGCAGAAGGACCAGGCACTGCGTATAAGAAAACTGGAAAAGGAAATCGAGGAACTTAAGCGTCCGGAAGGAGAGTAAAAAATGCGATGATCGACTTTATGGTGATTTCAACACGTTCAACGAAACGTGGAGTAATAGAAATCTATCCAAAGTTCATTATTAAAAAAAGCACCGATCTAATGATTCGAGGTGGTGATTTCTATGCTATCTGGATTGAGGAACGTGGTTTATGGTCTACGGACGAGCAAGATGCCTTGCAGCTCATTGACCGCGAACTGGATAGATATGCTGAGGAGAACCGCCAGCGTTTTAACTCCGATATTAAAGTCCTGCATATGTGGGATGCCGAGTCGGGTATGATCGACTCATGGCATAAGTATTGTCAGAAGCAGATGAGGGACAGCTTTCATACGTTGGATGACAAACTTATATTTTCCAATACAGAAACTAATAAAAAAGACTACGCCAGCAAAAAGTTGAATTATCCGCTTGAAGCTGGCGATTTGTCTGCCTATGAGAAATTGATGTCTACTTTATATTCGGAAGAAGAGCGGACAAAAATTGAGTGGGCTATAGGGTCAATCGTATCTGGAGAATCCAAAAAACTGCAAAAATTTATGGTTTTATACGGAGCTGCTGGAACAGGTAAATCCACAGTTCTTAACATTATTCAGCAGCTTTTCGACGGATACTATTCTGTATTTGACGCAAAAGCACTTGGATCTTCCAGCAATTCATTTGCATTGGAAGCATTTAAAACAAACCCTCTGGTTGCCATTCAGCACGATGGCGATTTATCGAGAATTGAGGATAATACCAGATTGAACAGCTTGGTATCTCATGAGCTGATGACTGTGAACGAAAAATTCAAGTCTACGTACTCAAACCGGTTCAAATGTTTCCTGTTTATGGGAACAAATAAGCCGGTCAAGATTACGGATGCAAAGTCCGGTCTGATTCGACGATTGATCGATGTATCGCCATCTGGAAATAAGCTGAATCCAAAAGAGTACAAAACGATTGTGAAGCAAGTGGAATTTGAGTTGGGAGCTATCGCTTACCACTGCCAGGAGGTATATTCGAACAATCCTGGTCGTTATGACGATTATATTCCGATTACGATGCTTGGTGCATCTAATGATTTTTATAACTTCATTATCGATTCGTACCATGTATTTAAGAAAGAAAACGGGACAACTCTGAAAGCCGCATGGGAGATGTACAAAACCTACTGTGACGACGCCAAAGTTGGGTTCCCGTTTTCACAGAGGGTATTCAAAGAGGAACTTAAAAACTATTTTCATGATTTTCAGGAACGCTTCAATCTTGATGATGGAACTCGCGTTAGAAGTTATTACATCGGGTTCAGAACAGAAAAATTTGAAGAAGAAACTGTAGAGGAAAAGGCGAAAGTAGTCAAACCGGCACTGATCCAATTCGATAGCACTGAATCTATATTTGATGATGTGTGTTCGGAATGCCCTGCACAGTATGCTTCGGAAAACGAAACACCTCAGAAAAAATGGGATTCTGTCCGCACGAAATTATCTGGAATTGATACGAAAAAACTTCATTATGTGAAAGTTCCGGAGAATCATATTGTGATTGACTTTGATATTCCAGACGAATCTGGAAATAAGTCATTTGAAAAGAATTTAGCAGAAGCAAGTAAGTGGCCGCCTACCTATTCCGAGCTTAGTAAATCAGGACAAGGTATACATCTTCATTATATTTATACCGGCGATCCGACGCAGCTTAGCAGAGTATATGACGACCATGTTGAAGTTAAGGTGTTCACGGGCAAAAGCTCTTTACGGCGTATGCTGTCAAAGTGTAATAATTTGCCTATCGCAACAATTAGCTCCGGTTTACCGCTGAAAGGAGAACAAAAAATGGTAAATTTTGAAGCGATTAAGAGCGAGAAAGGGCTTAGAACACTGATCAAACGGAATCTTAACAAAGAGATACATCCGGGAACTAAGCCCAGTATCGATTTTATCTACAAGATACTGGAAGATGCGTATGAAAGCGATTTGAAGTACGACGTCACAGACATGCGCAATGCAGTATTAGCATTTGCAGCGAATAGCACTCATCAAGCGGATTACTGTATTAAGTTGGTCAACAAAATGCAGTTTAAGTCCGCAGATCCGTCCACAGCGGTGAAAAACGATGATGCAAAGCTGGTATTCTATGATATTGAGGTTTTCCCAAACTTATTCCTTGTGAACTGGAAAATCGAGGGTGAGGGAAAGCCTGTTGTAAGAATGATTAACCCGTCTCCGAGTGAGATCGAGGATCTGATGCGGTTCAGACTGGTTGGCTTTAACTGTCGGAGATATGATAACCATATTCTGTACGCAAGGTTGATGGGTTATACAAACGAACAGCTCTACAACCTTTCGCAGAAGATCATTAACGGAGGTCCGAACTGTTTCTTTGGAGAAGCGTATAATGTATCCTATACGGATGTGTATGACTTCGCTTCGGCTGGTAATAAGAAGAGTCTTAAGAAATTGGAAATCGAGATGGGAAACCTCACCGATGACGATCTCAAGAAAAAAGGATTCTCCGATGAAAAAATAAGAATTATCAAGGCAGGAACGCATCACCAGGAGCTTGGTCTTCCATGGGATCAACCGGTTCCGGAAGAGCTTTGGATTAAGGTCGCTGAGTATTGTGATAACGATGTTATTGCTACTGAGGCGGCCTTTAATTATCTTGAGGCTGACTGGACGGCGCGACAGATTCTGGCAGATTTAGCAGAGATGACCGTTAATGATACAACGAACTCACTTACAACCAGAATTATATTTGGAAACAACCGGAAACCCCAGTCAGAGTTCCATTACAGAAATCTGGCAGAACCGGTAGAGTCGCTGGATAAGGAGAGTATGGATTTCCTTAAGGAAGCCTGCCCGAAGATGATGGAGGAGCCTCACTATGGTTGGAAGTACAACGATAAGGACGAAGTTCCATTTGAATCTCACAGCATTCTTCCATATTTCCCTGGGTATGTATTCGACCATGGAAAATCTACATATCGTGGAGAAGAAGTAGGCGAGGGCGGATTTGCACAGGGCGTACCCGGAATGTATGGAAATGCAGCACTCCTGGATATTTCTTCAATGCATCCGCATAGTGCTATTGCTGAGGTTCTGTTTGGACCGAGATTTACGAAGGCGTTCCGTGATATTGTTGAGGGTCGTGTAAGCATTAAACATGAGGCTTGGGATATTGTTAATACCATGCTGGACGGCAAGCTTACTCCGTATATTCAGAGAGTTATTGACGGCGAGATGACATCAAAAGATCTTGCCAATGCACTGAAGACGGCTATCAATTCAGTATACGGTCTCACATCTGCATCCTTTGATAATCCGTTCCGTGATCCGAGAAACATCGACAACATTGTAGCGAAACGTGGAGCATTATTTATGATTGACCTTAAGAATGAGGTCCTGAAGCGTGGGTTCCAGGTTGCTCACATTAAGACAGACTCTATTAAGATTCCAGATGCTACACCGGAGATCATTCAGTTTGTCATGGACTTTGGTGAGAGATATGGATACACGTTTGAGCACGAGGCTACGTACGATCGGATGTGCTTGGTCAATGATGCTGTATATATTGCAAAGTACAAATCAGCAGAAGAATGCCAGAAGATGTATGGTTATGTTCCTGGTGACAACAAAAAGAAAGGTGGAAAATGGACGGCAACAGGTACTCAGTTCCAGATTCCATATGTATTTAAGAAGCTGTTCAGCAGAGAAGACATCGCATTTGAAGATATGTGCGAGACCAAATCTGTGAGCAGCTCTTTATATTTGGATTTGAATGAGGAGTTACCGGATGTCAGCAAGGAAGAAAAAGAATTCAGCAAGGCAGAGAGTGACTATAAGAAAGGACTGTTATCCGATACAACTTTTGAAGCCACATGCCAGAAGCTTACTCCATTGATCGAAAAAGGACACGACTATCACTTTATTGGAAAGGTTGGTCAGTTCTGTCCGATGAAAGATGGATATGGAGCTGGACTTCTGATGAGAGAAAAAGACGGTCGTTACTATGCTGCAACCGGTTCCAAAGGTTATCGCTGGATGGAATCAGAGATGGTCAAAGAACTTGGCAAGGAAGACGGCATTGACCGATCCTACTACGACAAACTGGTTGATGAGGCTGTAAAAACTATTTCTCAGTACGGAGACTTTGAATGGTTTGTATCTGACGATCCATATGTTCCGGAGCTTGGTGCAAATGACGCCGATGTAGATTGTGTTGTTCCATGGGCGATGCCTTGCGGAGAGGATAAGTATCGGACATGCTTCGACTGCCCGCATTTCAACAATGATAACTTCCACATGGATTGCGATCTTGATTATGATATTTCAGATATTGTGATGAAGCACGCAATGAATCCGCCGGAAAATTAAAAAAAAAATAAAGGAGAATTTAATCATGGCAATAGCAAATGTAAATGAGCTGATTATTGAGAATGCTCGTATTATGTTCAGAAATTTCAGAGGAGAAGAGACAAAGTACAACAGAGCAGGTAACCGTAACTTTTGCGTTGTAATTCCGGATGCCGACCAGGCACAGAAGCTCGGCGAAGACGGATGGAATGTAAGAATCCTTCCTCCGAGAGATGAGGATGAAGCACCTCTTCACTATATTCAGGTAGCTGTTCGGTTCGATAACATTCCGCCGAATGTATATATGGTTACCAGAAGAGCTAAAACAAAGCTGGATGAGGAGTCTGTATCTTCTCTTGACTATGCTGAAATCAGAAATGTTGATCTGGTCATCAGTCCGTCAAAGTGGGAAGTAAACGGGAAATCCGGTATCAAGGCATATCTGAAGACTATGTACGTCACGATTGAAGAGGACGTGTTTGCTGAGAAATATGCGGATGAAGAGGAGCCGCCATTCGCATAAATCATATTTTGAGGGTGTCGGTGTCAAAGCCGGCACTCTTACTTTATGAAAGGAGAAAAATTATGTTTTGGAATAAGAAAAAACCGAAGTCGAAACCACAGATTAAGACTACGGCACCTAAAACATTCAAAGCAAAAGAACCTCCACCTAAGTGGCAACCAACTTTCGGCGAAACGAAAAAGAAGGATGAGAAACCACCGGAAGTAACTACGAAATCCGAACCCAAAATTGACTGGGAAGATAAATTTTTAAAATCTTTTCAGAAACTTACATATAGACGTCGGGCATGGGATGTGTGGAGAGATTATATTTTACTTCATGCATGTTCAATTTCGAATGTTTTGGACAAGGACAACTACGACCAAAGAGAGAAGCGGTATCTAAAAATTATTCATCAGTATTCAAAAGAAGAGCAAGCTATATTTCCAGAATTAGCAGCATATACAACTATGGCACTGGATCAGAACCAGGAGCAGGATTTTCTCGGAAAAATGTTTATGCGGTTGGATCTGGGAAATCGTTCGGCTGGTCAATTCTTCACGCCATATCATGTGTGTGAACTTATGGCTGAAGTAGTGGCGACCAATGCTTTAGAAAAGATAGAGCAGTATGGTTATATTTCGATTAACGATCCATGCTGCGGTGCTGGAGCGACGTTGATTGCTGGTGTGCATGTAATCCGAAAACAGCTGGAGCATTGTGAACCACCGAGAAACTACCAGAACCATATCTTAGTAGTTGCACAGGACGTTGATGAAATCGTTGGTCTGATGTGTTATATCCAAATCTCGCTTCTCGGATTGGCTGGATTTATAAAAATAGGTAACTCGATAACTGACCCAATGTCTACGGACGATTCATCTGAAAAATATTGGTATACACCTATGTATTTCTCAGATGTATGGAGTACAAGAAGAATGCTCCGTCAGATTAACAAGTTATTTGGAAAGGGTGATGACGAATGAAGAAAAGATATTCTATTCCAAAAGAGCAGTGTACGTGCGGCATCAGCGAGCTTTATGACAACGTTGCTAAAGTCATTGGGATTTCTGATTTAAGCAAAGCTGTATACGATTGCCGTAAATTATCTATCACTAAAAAAGTGCTGGACTGCTTATATAAGTTCTATCATTCAGAGAATCAGAGCGATGAAACCATAACAACCTGTATGCTCTTGTATGGTCCCAAAGCAGATCTGGATGGCGATGGCTACGAAGTCGAGGTAGAAGATGGATTTGTCACGAAAGGTGTGTAATGGCTGGCGTAGAATTACGGGACTATCAGGAAGATGCTGTACGGCAAATGCGAAACGGCTGCATACTTTGTGGCGGTGTTGGTAGTGGAAAATCCAGAACTTCGCTGGCCTACTATTATGTTCGAAACGGTGGTGAGCTCGGAACAAATGAATATGTTCCTATGGACGATGTGAATATTAAGGATTTGTACATCATCACAACTGCTAGGAAACGGGATACATTTGAATGGGAAGAGGAGCTCTCACCATTTCTGCTATCGACCAATAAGAAAGAAAATTTATATACCAATAAGGTTGTGATTGATTCTTGGAACAACATCAAGAAGTATGCAGATGTCAAAGATGCTTTCTTTATATTCGATGAGCAGCGTGTCATAGGCTCTGGAACATGGGTTAAAGCATTCTTGAAAATCGCCAAGGTAAATGAGTGGATATTACTATCCGCAACTCCTGGCGATACGTGGCAGGATTATATTCCGGTGTTTGTGGCTAACGGATTTTATAAAAACCGAAGCGAATTCACAAGAGAGCATATAGTCTATAGCCGATTTAGCAAATTTCCTAAAGTTGACCGATATTTGAATACTGGTAGATTGATTCGATTGCGAAACAAAATCTTGGTGAATATGGATTTCAAACGCCAGACGGTTTCGCACCATGAGGATATTTATGTCAAGTACAATATCGAAAGGTATAAAGATGTCGGAAAAACCAGATGGGACCCGTTTAAAAAAGAACCAATTATCAATGCTGCTGGTCTGTGCTATGTATGGAGAAAAATTGTAAACACCGATCAGTCCAGACAAATAGCCTTACTGGAAATTGTGGAGAAGCATCCGAAAGCAATTATATTCTACAATTTCGATTATGAGCTTGATCTTCTGAAAGAGATATTCTCTGGATATGAAGTCGGAGAGTGGAACGGCCACAAACATCAGCCAGTGCCGACTAGCGATACATGGGTATATTTAGTTCAGTACAATGCCGGGGCTGAAGGATGGAACTGTATTACAACAGACACGATTATATTCTATTCTCAGAATTATTCGTATAAGATCATGGCACAGTCTGCTGGTCGAATAGACAGGATGAATACGCCATATACGGATCTGTATTACTACCATTTGAAATCTCGGTCTGGTATCGATCTTGCTATCAGCAAAGCATTGAAAGATAAGAAAACATTTAATGAGACCAAATGGATCAATAAAAAGCCCATAGTATTTGAGCAGTCATCTGGTATGGCAGCATAAAGCGGAGGTGACACATATGATAGAAGTCCTTAGGAACATTATTGTATTTTTGCGAGTTATGTCATTTCGGATAAAGTCTCTATCGGAGGAGGAATTTAAAACCTTATTATCCAACTGTACATACGAGCAGGTATGGTATGCGATCTGGCTCCGCTACTATATGTGAAAGGAATAGCTTATGGAAAATATTTACAAAGAGGTTGATTTCAAAACCTATTGCAAAACCTGCGAGCATAAGGATCTCGAAGAAAAATTTGATCCGTGTAACGACTGTTTGGCAGAGCCGATGAATGCCAATTCAGATAAACCTGTTTACTGGAAGGAGGCTGAAAATGGTAGATAGTATATTAGTTAGTGTTGATTTCTCAAACAAAAACGATACTGGAGTAATGGTTGTGGGAAGAAAACGGATGAATCAGTCTGTAGAGATTATCAATGCTTTCCAAGGAGATGAAGCGAGAGAGCTTTATGAAAGGTTAATAACAACGAAAAAGAAGGAGGGTCAAAAGTGAGCTTTCAGTACGATCAATATTTAGCCAGACATCGAGCTAATGTGAAAAGAGGGTTCGACTGGCTTTCTGAGAATTTACCTGGACTTATGACAAATACACTCACCGCCGGGTGGAATACGGAATTTGCTCATGATCAGTCTAAGAACGAGCCGAATGAGTATGAGGCATACGATGCATATTTCTATGGAAATAATCGCTCTTATGAAGTTGTACAGCGGTATCAGAGAGCATGGTTACTTCACATTCACCGGAATCCACATCATTGGCAGCACTGGGTTCTTATCCATGACGATATGGAAGACGGTGAACTGGAGACCGTTTTGGAAATGCCATATGATTACATCATTGAGATGATTTGTGATTGGTGGTCATTCAGTTGGCAGAGTGGAAATCTCTATGAGATATTCAAGTGGTACGAGGAACATTCTAAGTATATAAAACTGGCGCAGACAACGAAAATCACAGTTGAATATATTTTAGACAATATGAAGAAAAAGCTTCAGGCATTGCAGTATGCAGATCAATCAGCCATGCAACCTGGAGCTTGATATTTGGAGGAGCTATGAATAGAACGACAAAAATAAACATCTTGGCGTATGCTTCAGAGCCGGACAAGAACTATAAGTACGAGGGCGACATCGTCGATTATAAAGGGAAAAGATATTTTGTGAGTCTGGCAGAAGAGCGGGTAGAATTTATCGGGATCATTAAGGAGGACAAGTAAAGATGAAAGCAATTAAAGAAAATTGGAAACTGGTACTTATCGTAGCAGCTGGAATTGTAGCTGTTATTTTTATGTGCATTTTTGGAGTACAGGGAGCACAAAACAAAGCATTTGCTTTGGAAGAACAGGTCAACACTGCTGATTCAGATATCAAAGTGCAGGAAAAAAGACGAGTCGATCTTGTTTATAATCTTGCGGATTGTGTCAAGCAATATGATAAGCATGAGGCCGAAACTCTTACTGCTATTGTTGAAGGTAGAGGGAAAGCAACCAGTATTGAAAATGTAACTACGGCAATCGCTGCTGTTACAGAGGCATATCCGGAATTAAAATCCAATGAAAATTACAAGGAACTGATGAATGAGTTATCCATTACTGAAAATTTAATCGCCGAGTATAGGGAGAATTATAACAAGCAAATTAAAGAATATAATCGCTATGTTAGAAAATTCCCCACTCGATTATTTTTAAACATTTTAGGATATGAAATGCAGCAGTATCAATACCTTGATTATGATGCTCCTGTAGATGCACCTCAAAATTTGTTTGGAGATTGATATTATGAGAAGTAGAGGCTTTGATTTTGGAGATTTTGAAATTACTAAGCGTGAGATTTTGGCAAGTATATCCATAATCGCAGTGATGCTTCTCATTGGCTTTACGATTTCAGGGAGAATTTCAAACTATATTCTCGATCGGAACGAAAAGTATAATAAAGCTATTAAAATCGAAAGCTCTGATCTGTTTGAATATGGGATGAGAACCAACGTCGGTTATGCGTTTGTTTATGGAGATTTGAAAGCTGTGGATACTGTTTCATATCCAGAAATTAACGGGGAGTATATGTATATAGAAAAAATAGAGGAACATTACAATATGCATACACGAACCGTTACGACAACCGATTCCAAAGGAAAGACACATACCAGAACAGAAACTTATTGGTCTTGGGATTATGCTGGCAGCGAAGAACAAAGATGTTCGGAAATTATATTTTTAGGACATGTCTTTCCCTCGAATAAGGTAGAGTTTCCAAGTACCGAATATATTGACACTATAAAAGAATCGAGCCATGTCCGGCATAAGTATTATGGCGTTAGCACGGAATATACTGGAACCATATTTACCGAATTACGAGATAAAACCATATCTGATAATTCTTCATTTTACGAAAATAGCACCATTGACGAAACTGTTGATTATTTGGAAAGCGATTGGGAACTATGGTTATTCTGGGCGATTTGGATAATTGTTATCGGACTGTGCGTATTTGGTTTTTACTACATCGATAACGAATGGATTGAAAACTGAAAGGAGAAAATAAATGAAACAGAACATTATTGCAGTAGATTTTGACGGAACTTTATGCGAGAACAAGTGGCCGGAGATCGGTATGCCCAACGAGGAGCTTATCGAGTATCTGAAAAAAAGACAGGCTAACGGAGAAAAGCTGATTCTCTGGACATCCAGAAATGAAGAGCAGACCAAGGATGCCGTAGAGTGGTGTAAAGAACACGAACTGGTCTTTGATGCTGTAAACGACAATCTTCCGGAAATCGTGGAGGCATTTGGCGGAAATTGCAGAAAGATATTTGCAAATGAGTACATAGATGACAGAAATCGCTCTATCGGTTCTTGCCGCGAGAGATCAAATCTCGAACGCTGGGCTGAAAATGAAGTAGCTATTGCGTGTCGTAGAGAAAAGCCGGACCGGAAAGACGGAGAATGGGATTACGGTTGTGCTTGCTATGAGAGCGCATTGAAGGCCTTTGGCTCTCTGTGTGAGGACGGTCATTCTGGTTTCAGTATTGGTCTGACTAAGGCTATTCTGAACCGTCTGATCAACAACAAGCCACTTCTTCCAATTGAGGATACTGACGAGGTATGGAGTGATATTTCTGATATGAGTGGTCTGAGGGGAGAAGAGCGTAACTATCAGTGCAAACGCATGTCTTCCTTGTTTAAGTACGTGTATGCTGATGGCACGGTTAAGTACAGAGACGTTGATCGCTATCATGGCGTGAACATCAACTGTCCGGATGCTCCATATCACAGTGGACTGATTGATACTGTTATGGACGAACTGTATCCGATCACTATGCCTTATATGCCGGCTGATAGAGCCTTTAAGATTTATACGGAGGATTTCCTTGTAGATCCGGCGAAAGGTGATTATGATACCGTCGGAATTCTATACGTAATCACTACGTCCATGGACAAGGTAGCAATTAACAGATATTTTAAAGAAGCTCCGAACGGCTTTGCTGAAATCGACGAAGCGGAGTACAAGGAGCGAAAGGAAGCTGCTAAAGCTCGGATGGAGGCAACCGATGGATCGAAATAGATTTATCCAGTGCATGAAAAGCAACATCGAGTTGTCGGATAAAGAGCGGCGGAGAATTATCAGAAGAAGTGTTGAGAGTCAGCCGTGGAAATTAAAGTGTACGATTGCCATGGAAGAGTTTGCGGAACTTACACAGGCAATCAGTAAACAGATTCGTGGGTATGATAATAGAATTGGACTTTTGGAAGAGATGGCGGATGCTTATATTTGCCTGGAATTCCTTAAGTCCATTTTTAATATTACACCAGAAGAGTTACAAAAAGCTATGGACGTTAAATTACAAAGAGAAAGGAATAAACAGAGATGAGTAAAGAGATTAAAATTGCCGGAAGTATTTCGTTTGGAGGAAAGCGCCTTAATGTATATGGAGATCTGGACGCTCCACTGTTCAAGGCAAAAGATATTAGTCATGCTATCGGCTACAGTAGCGGTAACGAGTGGAGAATGCTCGAAATGTGCGAAGAGGATGAGAAGCTGAAACTACCTTTAGTAGTAGCAGGTCAGAGACGTTCCGTCAACTTTGTGACTGAGAACGGTCTATACAATATCCTTGCTCAGAGCCGTATGGAAATTGCAAGATCCTGGAGACGAGTGGTTCATGATGAGCTTATCAACATGCGTAAAGAAAAAGGCAGAAACATCACCGAGCAGTTTGAAGAGTGGGACCATGCCATGGATAACATTTACTTCGATGAGGAAAAAGGTCAGCTTATGCAGTCTGTTACCGTTCCTGGCGGAGATGTGATTCAGATTCCTTATGAGAAGGAAGAAGAGTAATTAAGAATGTGGGCTATGCAGAACACAGGCGCATAATGATCCAGATTGGTGGGGATCTGGATATTCTGAAAGGAGAACGGAAAATGATAGAACTGCACGTTAAGGAATATTGCAAAAATTGTATAGAATTTGAACCGGAAACGCAAACATATACGAATGAAACATATGATTTTAAGCGCGGCCCTGAAGTAATAGTTTCTGCAAATACGTCCGTTACCTGTAAACACGCACAACGATGCGAGTGTATACGAGAATTTATTGAAAAAGAAATGAAAAAGGAGCAGGAAAAACATGATTAAATTAGAGCATGTGATTCTGGCAAGTCCAGAGCAGATGGAGTTTATTATTGAGGGTATGCGTAATCCTATGAATTCGTGGGGGAAGAGTGACAGTCATCTTTGCAGTGAGGATAGTTGTGATGGATGCTGTTATAAAGACTCTACTTTTGCTTGCTCGTCGGTAGATATTAACCCTATCAACAATGATTATATGGTTGGTGAAAACGATCACTCACTTATGCAGCGCTTGGCTAAGGCTGGTACAGATCATAGAAAATTTATGAGAATGCTACCGGTGTACGTACGGATCACAGCACCGTTATATTGGTGGAAGGAATTCGATACATATAAGGTGGGGACAGTCGCTAATAGCTGTAGCACTATGCATAAAATTCAGGCTAAGGAGTTTGCACTTGGCGATTTCAGTTGTGAACATCTTGATATTCGAACAAAAGCACTTCTGGATGAAACTATAAAAGCATTAAATGATTATCGAAAATTATATATCGAGTACAACCCGGATAATTTCGAGATTAAAGGGTGTCCGAGCAAGAAAGATATTTGGTGGCAGATGATTCAGCTTCTTCCGAGCAGCTATAACCAGACCAGAAATGTCATGATGAATTATGAAGTGCTGACAAACATCTATAAATCCCGTAAGGATCATAAACTGGACGAGTGGCGAAATTTCTGCAAGTGGATCGAAGAGCTTCCGTATTCGGAATTGATTACTGGGAAAACAGAGGAGGATTAAGGTATGGATGTAGTTGAATTTGTTGAACAGGTCTTCGGCTTACATTTAATGGATTATCAGAAAGAGTTTCTTATAAAGGTGTATGAAGCTACAAGAGATGGTCGATCGGTGATGTATATTCCAGGACGTTGCTATTGTCGATCTTCATTTAAATTATTGGAAGCGTCAGCAATCATATTTGACGCTCAAACAAAAGGATTGTTAAAACCTGTTAGCAATGAAAGAATTAGAGGTGTTGGCGTAATGGTTAAAGTACGAGATATTCTGCCACTTATTCAGTGGAATGATGCTCAGATCATAAAAGACCAGGATGAGGAAATCTGTTTACTCAGAAATGATTTTATGATTGGAAGCTTATCAGAAGAAATTCTGAATATGACAGTCACGGGTATTGAAAACGATGAAAATATTGAGAACACTATCGTCGTTTATGTTACGGATAAGGAGGATTAAATTTATGCATTTTACAGTTATTCAGATTATCATCATGTTTCTTATCGTCTATGTATGCCTCTACTCACTGATTGACAGGGTTATGAAGTGCGTTGAACACTGCGCTACGGCCAGAGCATACGGACGGTTCAGAGAAGCCGGAGTCAAGACAAAAATGGACGATGTAGCAGCTGGTATCGCAAAATCAAAAGAGGAGAAAGATCATGTTGAGAAGAGACTTGATTAAGAATAAGATATACGGAATCATATTCATCATACTTGGAGCGTTGACAATCCCGATTGAGTGGGATGCAACGTTCTTTTTATTTGCCTTGATGGTGGGTATTTTGCTCTTTGTATCGAGAGAAAACTGCATTATGGATTAAGGAGGCGGCGGTATGGGCCGGGCTGAAAGGAGAAGAGCACAGAAGTGTGAGGAGAAAGCTAAGACCGCTACATACAATCTGACAAGAGCTCAGTTAGATGCCCTGGTTCGAGAAAAGATATCTGGTGAACTGGATAGAGTTAAGCAGGAGGCTACGAATGATGCTATCAATCAGGCGATGATTCTTCTGCTTACTCTGCCGCTTGAAGTGCTGATGGATCATTATTGGCCGAAGTCATATGCAAAGCGGATTCCGGAGTTTACAGAGCATGTTCTCGAATATTATGAAAAGTGGCAAAACGATGAGTTGGATATGGACAAGCTCAAAGAGGATCTGTGGGTATACGGCGGTGTTCGATTAGAAGAAGTGGAGGGTAAGTAAATGGGATATTTAATTTTAGGAATTATTATTCTGGCAGCTATTCTTATTTTCGGTGGATATATAGTTCTGTCCGTTATAAATGCTGCAATGTGGATGGACGATTCCATGAGATGGGGAGGTAGAGATGACAGCTAAGGATGACAGAAAAAACGCAGAGGGTTACAACGACCCGACAGCTTACAATGCGATTAAGAATGTGGAGCAGGAACAGGACAAGGATGATGCGAGATTTCATCAGTTACTGAACACCCTGTTTTCACTTTGTGAATTAGCGGATTTCCATATTGAGGGACGAGTTGTGCTGAAGGATAAAAGAACGGGAAAGGTTTGGAGGTAGACGAGATGAAGCTCTGCAAAGTAAGACCGGATCGCTCAACCTGCTCGGCGTGTGTGGCTACTCAAGAAATGTTCAACGTGGTTGACGATTGTAGTAGATGTAAATTAAATACTGATACTTATGAATTATTGCAGATTGGAACTGGTTTTTGGAGCGGAGACTACGCAATGGTTCAAAAGGACGGCAAAATTACCAAAGTATCATTAAAACGTGTTTATGACATAAAGGAGAGTTTATGATGGATATAGAAGAATTACAGAAAGCATGTGAAACTTTGGCAGAGGCGTGGAACAAAGCTTTGGAGCCGATGGAGAAATTTGCTAAAGCTTTGAGTGAAGCCTTCGGATGTATGTATTGTTCTGAGGAAAAGACTCGTAAAATTTGCACCGGACGGAAGCATAAATCTGTAAAGCGTGTTCCGGATTCTAAGATATCTACGTACAATTATAAGCCTGTTGTGAAGCGCAATTTGCCCTATCAGAGACGGAATTTCTGACCGATTTCAGCTAATCTAGGTTAAAAATCTTTGTAGTAACAGGTCATTTTTCTGCCCACTTTTTGGTTTTAGGATTTGACCAAATCCCGGATATTTTTGACCAGAACTGAAAAATCGGTGTCAATTTGGAGAAAATTTATGAATTTTGGTCAAATTTCTGGCCATTTGCCCGGTTTTGCCCACTTTCAAAAACCCGGATTTGACCAGCAAAAACCCAGTATTTATGCGGGTTTGCGGGCTTTCTGCCCACTTTCCCACTTTTAATACTAAACTATTATGATAGAAAGTTTAAAAATATATAGTAATAGGCGAATAAAAGTGGGTTTTTGACCAGAAGCAAGAAAGAGGTGATTTTATGACTTACGATAAGAAATTGGTCGAGGATTGGTTGTGCGAACATTTTCCGTATCATTTACGAGTGAATAAAGATATTCCGAATGGTGCACATGTGACGATGAAAAATGAAATCGCCATATCACAAGAATGGCTATGGGTTGATAATCCGCCGTATCAATCTTTTGAAGATGTGATGTTCGGTTATACCATTCCTAGGGATTTTTATTCAGGTGCCGGAGCTTCGTATTGTGGATATCCATTTGGTGGATTGTATCCGATAGGAGGTTTGCCGTGAATGTAAAGAGAAAGATAACATGGAAAGATATTTTCAATAATTTCAAATCGGTGTATCCGCGGTTATCGAAAGAAGCCCAGGATTACCGTCCGTACAACTACATGAGCATTGTCGTATATTTGGAAGATGGAACCAAGGTTATTTACGATGATATGGCAAAGCGTGCTAAGATGCTTGTGGCATAGGATCCTGCTACAGAATCCACTTTCCATTTTGTGTGCTTCATGCTATACTATAAGAGCCACACAATCTAATAATGAAATCGCGTTCGAGGGAATAACTTTGGTAAAAAGTGTATTCTCTTTTACTCGTACCCTTGAACGGCGAAGAGGATTGTGTGGCAACAATAAGAGATGCGCTTTTTCGGTGCGTCTCTCAAATTGGGGCGCACTTTTTATTTGCCCTAAATTCCTACTTAAGTATGGAAGGGTGATTGTATGGGAACGAAATCGAATAAGAATATTTCTGGTGTCATAGGAGCAATCGGAGCTGTTGGCGGTTTGATTACTGCAGTTACACCTTTGGTCGAAAAAGCAATAGATAACGCACAGAATAAACCGACTGAAAAAATAGATACGAAAGTTATCATTCCAGAATTATATCGTAAGGGATTTCCGATAGACCTGGAACAGGCTGAAGAATTATTAACCGAACGTGGCTTGAAAGTTTCAAAGAGTAAGCTTCGTATGAAAGAAGCAGATCCAAAGTATCGAGATTACGAGGATACCCAAGTCATAGACTCAAACCCTAAGCAGGGCGCTAAGGTGAAAGTCGGTACAACTGTTTGTCTGAGATACATAACGGCTGAAGTTATCGAGGAGAGCCAAAAGATATTTGATGATGACGTTCGTATTAAACAGGAGGCTAAAGAACAGAAGGCCGCTGAGAAGCAGGAGAAGAAAGAACGTTTAAAAGAAAGTGTTTCTGAAACTATGGATTCTGCTAAGAGTGGTTTAGGAAAGATATTTAAGAAAGATCGAAAAGCTATAGAAGCTGAGAAAGGAGAAACGATAGATGAGTAAAGGCGGAAAGAAAAAGCGTAGCACGGCTGGGTTAATCCTTGATGTGATTCTTACATTGTGTACCGGTGGCTTATGGTTGATTTGGATATTGATCCGGTATTTAAGAAATAACAGCTGACAACTACATATTTGGACAGAGATGCTTAATCGTGTCTCTGTCTTTTTTTTATGCTCTTTTTTGCGCGCGAAAAAAACATGCCCTTTTATGAAGAGAGAGGATAAATAGGCATTTTTATTAAATACCACATCCTCTTTTGAGTTTTTAGAAAATTGAAAGGAGACTCCATTATGTTGGAAAATAAGTTCCAGGCAAATTTGATCAAGGAACTGAAAGAAAGATTTCCGGGTTGTATCGTGATGAAAAATGACCCGACCTACATTCAGGGCATTCCAGATTTGCTGGTTCTTCACAAAGACAAATGGGCTTCCTTAGAATGTAAAAAAAGCGCTGGCGCAAAGAAGCAGCCGAATCAGGAATATTATGTGGATCGTATGAATCAGATGTCGTTTTCAAGATTTATATGTCCAGAGAATAAAGAGGAGGTACTGGATGAACTTCAACAATCATTCGAACCTTGAAGGACAACACGCCTTTCTTGGTGCCAGTAAATATCATTGGATAAATTATGGTGAGGATAAAGTTGCGGAAGCATATCGAAATTTCCTTGCCACACAAAAAGGAACTGTATTACATGCATTTGCAGCACAATGCATCATGCTCAATCAGAAATTACCAAAATCGAAGCAGACATTAAATATGTATGTGAATGATGCCATCGGCTTTAAGATGACACCGGAGCAGATCCTTTACTATTCCGATAATTGTTTTGGTACAGCCGATGCGATTTTGTTTCGGAATAACTTCTTAAGAATTCACGATTTGAAGACCGGAAAGATTCCGGCGCACATGGAGCAGCTTGAAATATATGCCGCTCTTTTTTGTTTGGAATATAAAGTGAAGCCTGGGGATATTGAAATGGAATTGAGAATCTATCAGAACAATGAAATTCTGTATCATAACCCAACGGCTGAAGATATTGTTCCAATCATGGACCGAATTATTACTTTTGATAAGGTGATTAAGAAAATCAGAGAACAGGAGGGGTAAGCTATGAATTCCATTGTGGAAGATATTTTAATGCATTATGGTATGCCACGGCGTTCTGGGCGTTACCCTTATGGTTCTGGAGAGAATCCATATCAGCATAGCGGTGATTTTCTTAGTCGTGTTCAGGAATTAAAAAAATCCGGAATGAGCGAAACAGACATTGCTAAGAATATGGGTTTGACTACCACACAGCTTCGTACTCAGATGAGCCTCGCTAAAGATGAACGTCGTGCTCTTCAGGTAGCAACAGTAAAGGGTCTTCGTGAAAAAGGTTACAGTTTAAATGAAATTGCCGATAAGATGGGATTTGCTAATGACTCGTCTGTCCGCTCTTTATTGAACGAAACTTCGGAAAACAGAATGAACCAGGCTAAGGCCACTGCGGATGTTCTGCGAAAACTCATTGAAGAAAAGGGAATGATCGATGTCGGAACCGGCGTTGAAAGAGAACTTGGCGTGTCAAAAGAAAAACTAAACCAGGCTCTTTATATGCTGGAATTGGAAGGTTATCCGATTTATGGCGGCGGCGTTCCACAGGTTACCAATCCTGGAAAGCAGACCAATATCAAGGTCATTTGTCCACCGGGAACCGAGCACAAAGATATTTATGACTTCGAGAATGTCCATTCTGTAAGAGACTACATCTCCTATGACAATGGGGAGTCTTTCAGAAAATCTTTTGAGTATCCGGCCAGCATGGATTCAAAGCGCTTGCAGATCCGCTATGCCGATCAAGGTGGCGTTGATAAGGATGGTGTAATTGAACTCCGTAGAGGCGTGAAAGACCTGTCTTTAGGTGATTCTCATTATGCACAGGTCCGTATTATGGTTGACGGAACTCACTACCTTAAAGGTATGGCTGTTTATTCTGATAATATGCCGGATGGCGTTGATGTGATTTTCAACACTAATAAAAAGTCTGGCACTCCTACAAAAGATGTTCTCAAGAAAATTAAGGATGATCCAGATAATCCGTTTGGTTCCCTGATTAAGGAGCATGGAGGTCAGAGCTATTACGATGATCCAAAGGGTAAGTATACAGATCCTGTAACCGGAAAAAAACAGTCTCTTTCTCTGATCAATAAGAGAGCAGAAGAAGGCGATTGGGGTGAATGGAGTAAGACACTTCCGTCACAGTTTCTTTCTAAGCAGAGTTTGACACTTATCAAAAAGCAGTTAGGTTTGGCAAAAGCTGATAAGCAGGCAGAATATGATGAAATCTGTTCATTAACAAACCCCACTGTAAAGAAGGCTCTGTTAAAATCATTTGCTGACGATTGCGATGCGGCCGCCGTACATTTGCAGGCAGCGGCGTTACCTCGTCAGAAGTACCAGGTAATTCTCCCATTAACAACAATCAAAGACAATGAGGTATATGCTCCGAACTACAAAGATGGAGAAACAGTTGCGTTGATTCGATACCCGCATGGTGGAACTTTTGAGATTCCTATTCTGAAGGTCAACAATAAGCTGGCTGAAGGAAAGAGCGTTCTCGGAAACACACCGGCAGATGCGATTGGTATCAATAAGAAGAATGCGGACCGTTTATCTGGAGCGGACTTTGATGGTGATACCGTAATGGTAATTCCTTGCAACTCCACGAAGAGTAAGGTGAAGATTACTTCCACTTCCCCATTGAAAGGTTTGGAAGGTTTCGACACCAAAGATGCTTATGGTGGAACTGTTAAGAAGGATGCTGATGGTGTTGATCATTATTATCGCAATGGCAAAGAGTACAAGATTATGAGAAATACCCAGACAGAAATGGGTAAAGTATCGAATTTGATTACTGATATGACTTTGAAGGGAGCCACACAGGATGAATTAGCGAGAGCAGTTCGTCACAGTATGGTTGTAATCGATGCCGAGAAACACAAACTGGATTATAAGCAGAGTGAAATCGATAACGGTATTGCTTCTCTTAAGAAGAAGTATCAGGGAAATGTGGATTCAGAAGGTCGTTACCATGAAGGCGCATCTACCCTCATTTCAAGAGCAAAATCCGAGACACAGGTTCTTAAGAGAAAAGGTTCTCCAACTATCAATGAGGATGGCTCTCTGTCATACAAGTCTGTTAAGGAAGAGTATGTCGATAAGAATGGGAAAATCCAGGTGAGAACTCAGAAGAGTACGAAAATGGCAGAAACAAAAGATGCTCGTACTCTTTCTTCAGGTACCCCCCAGGAAGAAGCTTATGCCGACTATGCAAATTCTATGAAGTCTTTAGCTAACCAGGCTCGTAGAGAGATGATGAGTGCTGGTAAAATCGCTTACTCTGCTTCTGCTAAGGCGACTTATTCTGAAGAAGTAAAGTCCTTAAATGCTAAGCTGGATTTAGCTTTGGCGAATGCTCCTAGAGAGAGACAGGCTCAGACAATGGCGAATGCTACAGTTGCGGCTAAAAGAAAAGACAATCCGGATATGACAAAAGCAGAAGTTAAGAAGGCTAGTCAGCAGGCTCTGGCACAGGCAAGAAGTTCTGTAGGAGCCAAAAGATCTAACATCGAAATTACGGATAAAGAATGGGAAGCCATCCAGGCCGGAGCAATTTCTGAGAATAAGCTTATACAAATTCTGAATAACACGAATACTGATACTATTCGTCAGAGAGCAACTCCTCGTGCAAGCACTGCTCTGAGCACAGCTAAACAGAATCGTATCGCTGCGCTTAGCGCATCTGGCTATAGCACTTCAGAGATTGCGGAAGCTCTTGGGGTTTCTTCTTCGACAGTTTCTAAGTATTTGAATGGAAAGGAGTGAACTAAGTAAGATGAGGTTTGCACTTACAACTTTTGATAATCCTTATGATCCATTTGAACAGTTCACTCAATGGTTCATGTTCGATGAGGAAAAAGGTTATCATACAACTGCTTACCTTGGTCGAATCGCTCGAACATCGGATCAGTTATCGGATGAAGAGAACAACAAGGAAGTAGAACGAGCTATTGATGAGATAATCCGTTACGATTTCCAGAACATCTATCGAAAGGTTACAAGTAAATCTGGAACAAATGAACATAAAGAAAAAGCTTCCTAAAAGTGATTTCATCGGCTTTTGATATGCCGAAACCGCCAGTATATAACTAAAAAAGGGGTGTAGGGGGGTGTCTAAAAAACATACCCCCACCCATATCGCGGCGGTCTTTAAAATTTCCCCGGAGGGCATTTTTAGGGAGCCTTTTCAGCTGTTCCAGTGTTTACAAGGGTCTATAACTCATGATATTTGACAACGGTTTCTGTGGGATCGGCTCAAAGTTAGTTCTCCTTTCGTTGAGTAGCATTGTCATGATTTGTAGGTCCTTTTAAATACTGGAAAAGTATGTGAGAACTATCACAGAAATAACGAACAACTAAATGGAAGGAGGCATCAACTTTGAGGAAAGCAAAGCAATCCGAGTCTTCTAGGATGATGCGTCCAGCATTAACGCCAGAAGCGAGAGAAAATCAGCTTGTTTCATTGGCGGTTGACTTGGCTGAAAAGCAGTTACGAGAGGGAACAGCTTCGTCACAGGTGATTACTCACTATTTGAAGCTCGGTTCGACGAAAGAAAGAATCGAAAAAGAGATTTTGGAAAAACAGAAGGAACTGATAGAGGCGAAGACACAGAATCTGAAATCTATTGAAAATTCTGAGAAGCTGTATGCGGATGCATTAAAAGCATTTCGTGGTTATAGCGGTCATGGAGATGAGGTGGATGATGCTTAGATGCTATTCAGAACTCTTGCGGATTCCAACCTTTAAGGAACGATACGAGTATCTTCGTTTGGACGGAGTAGTAGGCGAAGAGACTTTCGGATTTGATAGATACCTTAATCAGATATTTTACAATTCTCAAGAATGGAAGGACATTCGGAGAAAAATTATTATTCGTGATAATGGATGTGATCTTGGATTGGATGGTTACGAGATTCGTGGAAAGATTCTTATTCATCATATGAATCCAATAAGGCAGCAGGACATACTGTTGCGGACTGATTTGGTTCTGAATCCAGAGTATCTAATTGCAACAACTTTATCGACCCACAATGCTATACATTATGGAGATGAGAAACTACTTTTAACAGTTCCAAATGAACGACGAAAAAATGATACATGCCCATGGAGGCATTAGGAGGAAAATTATGGAAGGAAACAAGAAGCCACTTATGGGTGTTGTGGTAAATTGTATGAATTTAAACATTCGCAAAGACCCGACGCAGGCATCCAGATCATTAGGAATCATCGGCTCGGATACAGTTGTGAAGGTATGCGACGATGAGTCTGTTTCTGGTTTTTATAAAGTAAAGACTGGGGACGGTATCAGCGGGTATTGTATGAGTGAGTTTATAAAACTCTGTTAGATGGAGGTGCGATCATGAATATTACAGATAGTGTACTGACATCAATCAAGAAATTACTCGGTATCGCAGAGGGGTATGAACATTTCGATGCAGATTTGATCATGCACATCAATTCTGTGTTCTCAATTCTTACACAGCTTGGTGTCGGTCCATCCAAAGGTTTCATGATCGAAGATAAGAATGCAACGTGGAAAGATTTCATTTCTGATGAATCCAAATACATGCTTGTCAAATCTTATATGCATTTGAAGGTCAAACTTCTTTTCGATCCGCCGCTTAGTTCGGCAGTGCTGGAGTGTTATAAAACACAAATCAGCGAGTACGAATGGCGTTTAAATGTTGCTGCGGAAAACGATGATACCGATCTGGATGAGCCTGAGCATTATTCCGGATCATACGAAGTTACACCAAAGGCGCATCAGACTCAGACTTTGGATACGTCTGGAAAAGTGCTTAGTGAAGACCTCGTGATTCATGAAGTTCCGTATTACCAAACATCGAATGACAGTGGAGGTGTTACCAGTTACATCGCAAAGGAGGGGGATTCAAAATGAATAACACCTATTTAGCACACCATGGAATTCTTGGAATGAAATGGGGAGTTCGAAGATCAGAAGCACAGCTTGCGAGAGCCAGAGGACATTCTTCCAAATCTTCAGATGATAAGAATGAGGTATCAGCACGTAAAGCGGCTGTTAAGAATCGGCGAACAATGTCTGATGCCGATCTGAAGAAAAAGATTGAGAGACTTAAATTAGAACGCGAGTTTAAGAATCTTACAGAAGACGACATCGCACCTGGTAGAAAGTATGTGTCAGAAATTCTTTCTGCATCCGGAAAGAAAGCGTTGACTGTGGCTGCGGCTGGAGCAATGACCTATGCTGTCAAGACTGCAATGACAAAAGAATTCAATCTTAAAGAGGCCGCACAGTACATCGCTGCAAACCCGAATAAGAAGAAATAGGAGAAGAAAATAATGGCGTTATCGAACACTGCCGTCCCGAAATACTACGGCATGTTTCGTGATGCCGTAATTCGTGGCGAAATTCCGGTATGCCGAGAAATCGAGATGGAGATGAACCGAATCGATGATCTCATTGCGAATCCGGGAATTTATTACGATGATCAAGCAGTAGAGGGCTTTATCAGCTATTGCGAGAATGAGCTTACTTTAACTGACGGTTCAGATTTGAAACTACTTGATACATTCAAAGTTTGGGCTGAACAGATTTTCGGTTGGTACTATTTTGTTGAGCGAAGTGTATACGAACCTTATGAGGATGGCCATGGCGGACATTATGTCACCAAGTCTATCCGAAAAAGATTAGTTAATAAGCAATATCTCATAGTGGCCAGAGGTGCTGCAAAGTCAATGTATGGTTCATGCTTGCAGAATTTCTTCTTAAATGTTGATGTCACAACGACACATCAGATAACCACAGCCCCGACGATGAAGCAGGCAGAAGAGGTGTTGTCCCCGATTCGAACCGCTATTACCAGATCAAGAGGACCTTTCTATAAGTTCCTTACAGAAGGATCGTTGCAGAACACGACTGGATCAAAGGCGAATAGAATGAAATTGGCATCCACTAAGAAAGGAATTGAAAACTTCCTTACTGGATCGCTTCTTGAAATTCGTCCAATGAGAATCGACAAACTTCAGGGACTTCAGCTTAAAGTTGCGACGGTTGATGAGTGGCTTTCTGGTGATATTCGAGAAGATGTAATCGGAGCAATCGAACAGGGTGCATCGAAGGTCAACGACTACCTTATCGTTGCGATCAGTTCAGAGGGTACTGTCCGTAACGGTGCTGGTGATACAATCAAAATGGAATTGATGGACATTCTAAAAGGGGATTATATCAATCCGCACGTATCGATCTGGTGGTATAAGCTGGATTCTATTGATGAGGTTGCCGATCCGGATAAATGGTTGAAAGCAAATCCGAACCTTGGAAAGACTGTTTCTTATGAAACCTATCAGCTGGACGTTGAGAGAGCAGAAAAGGCTCCGGCAGCTCGAAACGATATTTTGGCTAAGCGCTTCGGACTTCCTATGGAGGGATACACATATTACTTTACATATGAAGAAACTCTTCCACATCGCCATAGAGATTATTGGCAGATGCCATGTTCTTTGGGAGCCGATCTATCACAAGGCGACGATTTCTGTGCATTCACATTTTTATTTCCATTGTCAAATGGATCGTTCGGTGTCAAAACCAGAAACTACATTTCATCATCGACTCTTATGAAACTCCCAGCAGCAATGAGGATTAAATACGATCAGTTTATGAAAGAGGGGAGTCTTATTGTGTTGGAAGGAACGGTTCTTGACATGATGGAAGTATATGAGGATTTGGATAATCACATTATTGAATGCGGTTATGATGTACGATGCTTTGGTTATGACCCATACAACGCAAAGGAATTTGTTGAACGTTGGGCGAGCGAAAATGGACCATTCGGAATAGAAAAAGTTATCCAGGGAGCAAAGACAGAATCTGTTCCACTTGGCGAATTGAAGAAACTTTCAGAAGAGCGAATGCTCCTGTTTGATGAGGATTTGATGACATTCGCTATGGGAAACTGTATTACGTTGGAAGATACCAATGGAAACCGTAAATTGCTGAAAAAGCGGTATGAGCAAAAAATCGATGCCGTTGCAGCAATGATGGATGCATACATCGCATTCAAGGCGAATCGGGAAGCATTCGAGTAGGGGGTGTATAAAGATGCCAGTCGCAAAGTTAATTGACAGCTCTTCTATATTACGACCCTACACCATCGGAAAAGTAGCTCGTATCGAATCAAGTGATAATTTGATACATTATGGAATAAAAGGTATGAAATGGGGAGTTCGAAGAACGAAAGAACAATTAGCTCATGATAGAAGCTCTATCCAGGCAAGAATGAATAGCCAGTTGCGAACACCTGTAAAAGCTTCAAATGGAATACTGGTTACACGTTTTTCAGATCATGCCCTTGACAGAACACAAACCGAATCAAGGCCGGTAACTGTTGAAGGAATTTTGGATGCATTGAAAAATCCGTTGAATCATGGTAGCATTAAAATAAAAACTGATAATCTTGGACGACCAAGTCAGCAGTTTATAGGGAAATCTGCGACAGTAGCAGTGAATCCCGAAAATGGAACTATAACAACTACTTGGTGTACAGGAAGTAGGACAAAACGTAAATATTTAAAGAAAGGGTGAGCATATGTTCAGTGATGAAGAAATGGCCCTTATGCGGTCACTTGGATTGGACTGTGATTTTAATAGTTTATCCGAAGACGATGATCGTTGGGCAGGCATAGAAGAAAAGGTTGGGGATTTCCTGACATTGAAATGTTTGGACGAGCATTACAATCCTGATAATAACGGAATCATATGTGAATCCATACTAAACAAAATACCGGTGTAAAAGTACTGGGGACCTCTTAAGAAAAGGGGTCTTTTTTTGTGCCCATTTTTAGGAGGTGAGAATTCAAAATGGATTTATCATTAAGTTTCAGGTTTAAAAATGCCTGGAATGCCTTTCGCAATAGAGCCCCTACCATGATGTCCCAGAATATCGGTTCGGGTTATTCATATCGTCCTGATCGTTTTCGACTTACCAGAGGGAACGAAAGATCGATAGTTACATCCGTATATAATAGAATTGCTTTAGACGTAGCCGCCATCAACATTCAGCATGTTCAGTTGGATGATGAAGGGCGGTTTTTAAATGTTATAAAAAGCGGTTTAAACGAATGTTTGTCGTTGGAAGCCAATCTTGATCAGACTGGTAGGGCATTTATCCAAGATGTTGTTATGTCCATGATGGATGAAGGCTGTGTGGCAATCGTTCCAGTGGATACCGATGATGATCCAGACGATACAAAGGGGTATCAAATTCTCTCAATGCGAGTTGGTCGTATTCGAGATTGGTACCCTCGTCATGTACGTGTTGAAGTGTATAACGAAAATACTGGACGAAAGCAGGAAATCATTGTTCCGAAGGATACAGTTGCTATCGTAGAAAATCCATTGTATGCGGTTATCAATGAGCCAAACTCAACGATGCAAAGACTTATTCGAAAATTGAATTTGTTGGATGCGGTTGATGAACAGAGTAGCTCTGGAAAGTTGGATTTGATTATTCAGCTTCCATACGTAATTAAATCAGAGGCAAGACGTCAGCAGGCAGAGCAGCGGCGTAAAGATATTGAGCGACAGTTGTCCGGTTCTAAGTATGGTATTGCCTATACCGATGGAACCGAGAAAATTACGCAGTTGAATCGTTCTTTGGAAAATAATCTAATGAAGCAGATTGAATACTTAACGAGTATGCTTTACAGCCAGTTAGGAATCACTCAGAGCATCTTGGATGGTACCGCAGACGAGAAGACTATGCTGAATTATTACAACCGGACAATCGAACCCATTATTTCTGCAATCGTAGATGAAATGAAACGAAAATTCCTGACGAAGACTGCTAGATCTCAGAACAAGTCAATTATGTTCTTCAGAGATCCATTCAAGCTTGTGCCGGTGGCCGATCTTGCTGAAATTTCTGATAAATTTACCAGAAATGAAATTGCTACATCAAATGAAATTAGACAGGTAATCGGTTGGAAGCCATCTGCTGATCCTAAAGCTGATGAATTGAGAAATAGCAATTTAAGCGAGCCTAATGTCAGTGGTAGTTCTGCGACAGATATGACAAACGGAAATGAAACGGAATCTAGCGATACCAGTGATTATGACGCACTGGTTAATGAAGTTCTTGACAGCATTTCTGCACAGATCGATGACATTATCAGCAATTATACGGCTGGGGATGGCGAGGAGGGAGATGATTCTTAATGGATGAACCTAAAGTAGCGGTTCTTAGACATTATGCATCGCCCTACTACGATCCTCAGAAAGCGCATGAATACTATATGCGTACCAGGGAGTTGAAGGGGCGTTCTACCACTTCGCTGAACGACGATGGAAAGAAGATTTGGTCTTATACAAAAAATAACATCAAATCTGAAAAGGCCGCAAAAGTCAAAGAGGAACAGGAAAAGCGAGATCAGAAGATTACAGAACTTCGTGAAAAAGCAGAAGCTACGAAGGAACAGATATCTTCTCGCTTGAAAGAACTGAACGAGGCTTTAACCCAAAATGCTTCCGATAGGAAGAAAAACATCGATACTGATAAAGATTCTGATTTGGAAGAAATTGAAAAGGAATCATCTAGCGAAAAAGAACGAATCGATAATAAAAAGAACGCAGAAATTGAGCGTTTGATGGCTATAGAAATTCCGTCCGGATTATCAAAAGCAGAGCGGGCTAAGCGCGTAGCAGAAAGAACCGAAAAGATCGCAAAGCTTAGAAACGATGCAACGTCGGATAAAGCCAAAATCAGCAGTAATGCAAAATCTGATAAAGCGGATATTCGAACCGATGCAACAAATAAGAAGGCAAAAGTATCATCCGACACAAAAGAAGAAAAAGCAGAGAATCAAGCTAATGCTAAGAGTGAGCGAGCAAAAGTTAGCTCTGAGCTGAAAGCAGCGGTTAAATCGGTCAGAGAGGCTTATAAAGCAGCGAAAGCCGATCTCGATTCTCGATACGAACAAACGTATCAGGATGAATTCGATAAAATTCAATCAGAGTATAAAAAAGTCAAGAAATCTAAGAAAAAGTCTTCCAGTTCATCAAAGAAGACATCTCATCCGCTATCGTATTATATCAGAAAGAAGTAGGAGGTAAAAATCAAAATGAAGTATGACTTTGGTGGCTGGGCCACTAGAAACGATCTTCCGTGTGCTGATGGACGAGTCATTAAAAAAGACGCATTCAAAGCACAGAACGGGCAGACAGTCCCGTTAGTATGGATGCATAATCATGCCGATCCGGCGAACGTGCTTGGATTAGCCCATCTCGAAAATAGAGATGAAGGTGTTTATGCATTCTGCGAATTTAATGATACAGAATCGGGAAAGACTGCACGGGAACTTGTAAAACATGGTGATGTACAGTCTCTTTCTATCTTTGCCAATCAGCTTAAACAGGCTGGTCACGATGTTGTTCATGGCATTATTAGAGAGGTGAGTCTGGTGTTAGCCGGTGCCAATCCTGGCGCATTTATCGATGATGTGGTGATGCATGGCGACGGAGAAACCGGTATTATCCTTGGTTATAATGAAATGATCATGGGTCAGTTGGAGCATTCCGCAGATGAGCCGGATAAAAAGAAGAAAGAGGAAAAAGACGAGCCCAATGATGAATCAGGTAATGGCGAGAAAAAAGACGATAAGGTTGAGACTATCGAAGACATTTTTAAATCCATGAACGAGAAACAGCAGACCGCCGTTTTTGCCATGATGGCCGAATTCGTAGACAAAGAAAACCCTAAAAAAGAAGATGATGAATCTAAAGGAGGAGATGACAATATGAAACACAACGTTTTTGACACTGACAAGCGCGACGATAAGAGCTTTCTGTCTCATGCAGCACAGAAAGAAATTCTGGACTTAGCTAAGTCCAGCGGAGTTGGATCTTTAAAAGCTGCTATGGAAATCTACATGGATGAACATAGTTTACAGCATGACGGGATTAGCGGCTTTGTACAGTCCGGCACGGGCGACGTTACGACGCTGTTTCCGGAATATGTTGAAGCACATCCGGGGCGTACACCTGAACTCATTACAAATGATATGGGATGGGTTGACGCTATTATGGCGAAGACACAGAAAATTCCGAATGGTCGCGTTCGTACTTCCCATGTAGATATTCGGAACATTGATTCCCTGTCTGCAAAGGGATATAAAAAGGGTAACGAGAAGAAGATTACCGGAAACTATGAGTTGGTAAGACGTACCACCGATCCGCAGACCGTGTATGTTACTTCCGAGCTTCATCGTGATGATGTGGTAGATATCGAGGACTTTGATTATGTACAGTTCCAGTATGGAATCGATCAGATTTCTCTGAAGGAAACCTTGGCCGTTGCGACTATGATCGGCGATAGCCGGGAGAACAGTGATCCTGAGAAGATTTTCCCTGAGCACATTCGTCCTGTCTGGACTGACGATGAACTGTACACCATTCATAAGGATATCGATTTTGATGCAATGGCTAAAGAACTTCAGGGCAACAACACTGGAGATTATTTCGGAGAGAGTTTCATTTATGCAGAGGCCATGATCACAGCGCTGCGTAAGGCTCGTAAGAATTTCCGTGGTACTGGTAAACCTGATCTGTTTATCACAACAGATATGCATAACACCATGATTCTTGCAAGAGATCGTAACGGTCGTCGTATCTATGAGACTGACACCGAGCTTGCGGCAGCACTTGGTGTTGATAAGATCTATGAAGTTACTCAGTTTGAGGACAAGATTCGTACCGATTCTACTGGTAAAAAGCATAAGCTTCACGCCATTTGTGTAAATATGGCCGATTATGGATATGGCGCATCCAAAGGCGGTGATGTAACTCATTTCACTGATTTCGATATTAAGTTTAACCAGCTTCAGTCCTTACTGGAGACTCGTAAGTCTGGTCAGCTTACCAGAATTAAATCTGCTATCGTTATCGAGGAGATCGTTACGGCTTCCGAGGATCATACCGTCTAAGTCTTAGAGGAGAAAATTCAAAATGAGTAAATTCTACGGGGCAATCGGCTATGCTGTAACAGAGGAGAGTCGACCTGGTGTCTGGGGGGAGACGATTACAGTTCGTGACTACTACGGAGATGTTATTCGGAATACTCGACAGTATCAGAGTTCAGATAACCTTAACGACAATCTCAACGTGTCGAATGAATTTAGCATCGTAGCTGATCCGTTTGCTTATGCGAATTTTCATTCGATGAGATTTATCGAGTATATGGGGGCTAAATGGAAAATTTCAAATGTTGAAGTTCAGTATCCCCGTTTAATATTGACCGTTGGAGGTGTTTACAATGAGCAGACGAATGAAACTGCATAATATTCTATGCGCCATTCTCTCGTGTCCGGACAAAGGATTAGAGTGTCGTGCTTATTTTCAACCACCGTCATCGGTAAAAATGAAATACCCAGCCATCGTTTACGCTCTCGACGATATCGAGAATACGTTTGCGAATAACGGGGTTTATTTGTCTGCGAGAAAGTATTCGGTAACAGTCATTGACAGTGATCCGGATAGTTCTCTCGTTGGCAAGGTGGCATCTATGCCGACAAGCCGATTCAATCGGCATTACACGAAAGACAACTTAAATCACGATGTCTTTGAAATATTCTTTTAAGGAGGAACAACCAAATGAGTACAACAAAAAAGAAAATCAGATGGGACCAGATTGGCGAGCGAAAGTTTGAGACTGGTGTTAGCAACGGTGTCCTTTATCCTGGCGACGGCTCTGGTGGTTACAAGAGCGGAGTAGCTTGGAATGGGCTGACCAATGTTCAGGAAAGTCCTTCCGGAGCAGAACCAAATCCTATCTATGCTGATAACATTAAGTATCTCAACTTAATGTCTGCTGAGGAATATGCTGCAACGATTGAAGCTTATATGGCGCCGGATGAATTTGCAGAGTGCGATGGTTCAAAGGAAATTGCGCCTGGCGTATATGCGGGTCAGCAGAATCGAAAAGAATTTGGCTTCGCATATAAGTCTCTTATCGGTAATGACACTGAGGGCACAGATTACGGATATAATTTATATCTTGTATACAGATGTCTTGCGTCCCCGTCCGATAAGGATCATTCATCTGTTAATGAAAGTGTAGATCCTGGAACATTATCATGGGAGGTATCTACTACTCCTGTCGAGATCAATACCCTGATCGATGGTAAGAAATTAAAGCCAACTGCTACTTTGAAGTTCGATTCTACCAAGATCGATGCGAAGAAACTGGCGGCTCTGGAGGAGATTCTGTACGGTAAAGATCCGTCCACTCCTGATGGAGATGATGGTGTAGAACCGAGACTTCCGCTTCCAGACGAAGTTATCAAGATTATGACCGCAGAGGGCTAATCAGAAATAATACACAAACCACAGATGGAGTCGTATTCAGGAAAGCTGGCGGCTCCTTTTTATTTGAAAGGAGACCAAAATTATGTATGCAGTAACAAAGACTTATAAAGATTTCAACGGTGTTGAGCGCACCGAAACAAAGCTCTTCAACCTTACTGAAACAGAGGTTATGGAGATGGAATTAGGCACAGCTGGTGGAGTTGCTGAGATGCTTCAGCGCATCGTAGATGCAAAAGATCAGCCGACCATTATCAAGTTCTTTAAGGAATTTATCTTAAAGGCATACGGAGAGAAGAGTGCTGACGGCACATATTTCGAGAAGTCTGAAGAGATTTCCAGAAAGTTTGCCTGCACTCAGTTCTACAATCTTCTGTTTATGGAACTGGCTACAGATGACAGCAAAGCCGCTGAATTCGTAAACCATGTAATTCCGAAAGTTGTAGATATCAAGAAGCATTCGGAAAATCCGGAGATTGCTCCTGTGGTTGCCACCATGAACTAAAGAGGTGAGATCGAATGCTTGAACTTACGATACCAAGAACTGATCTGTGGGATGAGCGGAATCAGCGATTTATCCCTGTAAAGGAACAGAAGTTGCGTTTGGAGCATTCGCTCGTTTCACTTTCAAAATGGGAAAGTAGATGGTGCAAAGTCTTCTTATCTAAAGAGCAGAAGACCATTGAAGAAACCATTGATTATATACGCTGTATGACACTCACACAGAATGTTGACCCGCTGGTCTATCAATGCATTACCAATTCTCACATTGATGCGGTAAATGCCTATATTGAAGAGCCTATGACGGCTTCGACTGTTAAGGAAGAAAAGGGTGGCCCAATAAACAGGCAGCAGATAACCAGTGAACTTATCTATTACTGGATGATCGCATATCATATTCCATTTGAGTGTCAGAAATGGCATTTGAATCGTTTGTTAATGCTTATTCGGATTTGCAATGCTGAAAATAAGCCACCGAAGAAGAGAAGCAAACGAGATTTATACAGACATCATGCGGAAGTAAATGCCGCAAACAGAAAGAAATTTAATTCGAAAGGATAGTGATAAAAATGGCGAAATCAAGACAGGCCGTTGTTAATCTTGTCAAATCTTGGGATGGAAAGAAAGAATCGAACGGCTCACATAAAAGCATTATCGATTTATATAACGACTTCTTTGAGAAGATCTGCGCTGGCAAATTTCCTCGTGGCATTCGTATGCGCTATGACTGGGCTTGGTGCGCTTGTACCTGGTCTGCATTAGCGGCAGCTCTCCGATATGAGAGCATTATGCCTATGGAAATTTCCTGCTATTACCTCATTGAAGCAGCAAAGAAAATGGGATGTTGGCAGGAGAACGATGCTTATGTTCCGAGTCCTGGAGATGCGATTTTGTATGACTGGCAGGATAACGGAATCGGTGACAACACTGGCAATCCAGATCATGTCGGTACCGTAATCGAGGTACATAAGGAATCCGGTTACATGGTTATTGAAGAGGGCAACTACAGTAATGCGGTCAAGAAGAGAACCCTGTCTATTAACGGAAAATTTATCCGTGGCTTCATCACACCAAAGTACGACGACAATACAGTTGCCGCTCCTGGATTAAGCAAGGGCAAAGATATCAAAACTGTTGCTCATGAGGTGATTGTTGGACTGTGGGGAAGCGGTGAGAACCGTAAGAAACTGCTTACTGAGTATGGATACAGCTACTCAGAAGTTCAGAGCATGGTAAATCAGATTCTGAATGGATCGGCGGTAACCCCGTCAAATACCAAGCAGGATCAGAACCAGTCCATTTCAAAGAAAGTGGTAGCTACCTGTTCTGCTAAACAGTTTAACAAAGCCTATGCCGGCGAATACAAAACAACGGCGGTTCTTTATTGCCGTAATGATGCCGGAACAAATAAGAAGGCTCTTTGTAAAATTCCGGCTGGCACTAAGGTTAAGTGCTATGGCTACTACACAATGGCAAATGGAGTTAAGTGGCTGTACATCCAGTTTGTACTCGATGGTGTTCAGTACACAGGGTTCTCATCCAGTGCGTACTTAGCAAAGTAGGAGATTCATATGATCACGTTCAGACAAAAGGGTGATTTTTCTAAGCTGACTAGATTCTTAGAGAGAGCAAAAGAATCGGTTCGTCTCGGTGACCTCGATAAGTATGGTCGAGAGGGCGTAGCCGCCCTTGCGTCTGCAACGCCAGTTGATACAGGACTGACGGCGAATTCGTGGCATTACAAGATCGAACAGAAACAAGGTTCCGTATCGATCAGCTTTTACAACACAAATATTCAAAATGGAGTCCCTATTGCAGTTATTTTGCAGTACGGACATGCAACAAGAAACGGCGGCTGGGTACAGGGGCGAGACTACATCAATCCTGCTATCCAGCCTATTTTTGACAAAATTGCAGATGCGGCATGGAAGGAGGTTACTAAGTTATGAGTACAACCGTTGACGAACGTGTCGTCGAAATGCGGTTTGATAACAAACAGTTTGAGCAAAATATTCAGACCAGTTTATCAAGCCTCGATAAGTTGAAGAAGAGTCTTAACCTCGAAGGGGCAGCAAAAGGCTTAGAAACCGTAAACGATGCCGCAAATAAATGCAGTGGAAATATGTCACCGCTGAGTAATGCAGTTGAGACTGTACGAGTGCGATTTTCCGCATTGGAAGTAATGGCAATTACCGCTTTACAGAACATTACCAATTCTGCGCTTGCTGCTGGAAAAAATCTTGTCTCTGCTTTTACCATCGATCCGATTAAAACCGGTTTTGAGGAGTATGAGACACAGATAAATGCCGTTCAGACAATCCTTGCGAATACATCTTCAAAAGGAACAACTCTTGACCAGGTAAATAATGCGTTAGATGAATTAAATCATTACGCAGATATGACCATTTACAATTTTACGGAGATGACCCGTAACATTGGTACGTTCACCGCGGCTGGCGTGGATCTGGACACATCTGTAGCAGCTATCAAGGGTATTGCGAACCTTGCAGCCGTATCAGGTTCCAACTCTCAGCAGGCAAGTACCGCTATGTATCAGCTTTCACAGGCATTAGCGGCAGGAACAGTAAAATTGCAGGACTGGAACTCAGTGGTAAACGCTGGTATGGGCGGTCAGGTATTCCAGGATGCGCTGAAAGAAACGGCTAAAGTTCATGGAATTGCCATTGACGAAATGATCAAAGATGAGGGCTCATTCAGAGAGACCCTTAGTAAAGGATGGCTTACCTCTGACATCTTGACTGAAACCTTGGCAAAATTTACAGGTGATCTCAACGAAGATCAGCTTCGGACCATGGGATATACCGATGATCAGATCAAATCCATTATGGAGATGGGTAAAACAGCGAACGATGCAGCAACAAAAGTAAAGACTTTTACTCAGCTGTTCGACACGTTGAAAGAGGCTGCCCAGTCAGGATGGACACAAAGCTGGGAAATTATCGTCGGCGACTTTGAAGAGGCAAAAGAATTACTTACTGAGGTGAGCGATACGTTCAGTGCCGTAATCAATGCTTCTGCCGATGCGAGAAATAAAATGCTTCAGGATTGGAAAGACCTTGGCGGTCGTACCATGATGATCGAAGCAGTAAAGAATGTTTTCGAGGGACTGGTTAGCGTTGCCAAGCCGGTTCGGGAGGCATTCAACGAAATCTTCCCGCCAATGACTGGAAAACAGTTAGCCGAAATCACAGAGCGTATCCGTGATCTGACAGCAAAATTCAAAATGGGGGAAGAAAGTTCAAAGAATCTGAAGAATACGTTTAAAGGCGTATTTGCAGTGCTTGATATCGTCGGACAAGCTTTCAAAGCTGTTGCCGGTGGTGTCGGCGAATTGATTGGTCTTTTCTTACCGGCTGGAAACGGAGTGTTATCACTTACTGGAAGTTTCGGTGAGTATCTTGTTAAGCTTGATGAAACGGTAAAGAAGACAGATGTCTTTGGCAAAGCAGTTTCGACGGTTGTTGATATCGTAAAGATAGCTATTACGTTTGTTAAAACTGCCGGAGAAAAAGTAAAAGAATTTGGAAAAACTGCCGGGGAGAAGTTTGATTTTCCTGGATTTGAATTATTCCACTCATTCCTTGAACGAGTACATGATCGCATGGCTCAGATTGGTGATGGTGCTGGAAAAATGAAGAGCGGAGTCATCGTTGCTTTCGAGATGATGGGAGAAGCACTTGAAAAATGTAAATTTCTCAAAGTTATGGAAGCATTGTGGACCGCCGTGAAAGTAATTGCTGGCGGTATTGCCGATGCAGTCGGAACTATGATGGGAACACTCGCTGAGAAACTCGGAAATGCAGATTTTAGCGGAGTTCTTGATGTTCTTAACAGCATCGCTGTTGGTGGAATTGCTTTATCAATTTCTAAATTCTTAAAAAGTGTAACAGAACCTCTTGAGGGGTTGAGTGATATTCTCGAAGGGGTAACTGGAATTCTTGATGGTGTCAGAGGATGCTTTGAGGCATATCAGACAAATCTTAAAGCCGGAACGTTACTTAAAATCGGAGCAGCAATCGCTTTGCTTGCTGGTTCTATCGTAGCTATTTCTTTGATCGATAGCGATAAACTGTCAGTTTCTCTTGGGGCTATCACAGTTCTCTTTGCTAATCTACTTGGAGCGATGGCGATTTTTAACAAAATCAGCAGTGATACGGGAAAAGTATCCAAAGCATGTACCGCGATGATCGCTATGTCAGTTGCAGTATCTATTCTGGCAGGAGCTTTGAAGAAAGTTTCAGACCTTGATTGGGGTGAACTTGCGAGAGGTCTGGTTGGAATTGCCGGTCTTACGACTATTGTTGTTGCTTCATCTAAAGCCATGGCAAGCGGTCAGAAACAAGTTATGAAAGGCGCTACCAGCTTAATTATATTTGGAGCAGCTATCAAAATCCTGGCTTCGGCATGTAGGGATTTATCGAAATTACAGTGGGATGAACTTGGACGTGGATTAACAGGAGTCGGAGTCTTATTTGCTGAGATTGCTGTATTCCTTAGAGTTGCAAAATTTAACGGAAAAATGCTTAGCACTGCGACTGGAATTGTTATTCTGGCGGCGGCAATGAAAGTTCTGGCATCCGCTTGCAAAGACTTTGGTCAGATGGAGTGGAGCGAGATTGGAAAAGGATTAGCTGGAATCGGTGGATTACTTGCCGAACTTGCTGTCTTTACGAATTTGGCTGGAAATGCAAAACACGTAATGTCTACTGGCGTAGCCTTAATTGCTATTGGCGCTGCAATGAAAATCTTTGCTTCCGCTGTAAAAGATTTTGGTCAATTACAGTGGGATGAAATCGGCAGAGGTTTAACTGCTATGGGCGGCGCACTTGCAGAGGTAGCTATTGCTGTTAATCTGATGCCGAAGAACATGATCGGTATTGGAACTGGGCTCGTTATCATCGGCGGCGCACTTGAAATCATTGCAAACTGTATGAGTAAATTCGGAGGTATGCAGTGGGAAGAGATCGGTAGAGGTCTTACCGTCATGGGTGGGGCTTTAGCTGAGTTGGCTATCAGTCTCAATTTCATGAAAGGCACGCTTGGTGGATCAGCAGCATTGTTGGTTGCGTCCGGAGCCTTAGCTGTTCTTGCGCCGGTACTCAGTATTTTGGGAGCGTTATCGTGGGAAGCGATTGCGAAAGGACTTATTTCTATTGCCGGAGCATTCACAATTATCGGCGTAGCAGGCGCGGTACTTACACCATTGGTTCCGACTATTCTGGCATTATCGGGAGCGTTTGCATTGATTGGTGTTGGGGTTCTTACAATCGGAGCGGGTTTACTTGCAGCTGGCACAGGACTTTCGGCACTTGCTATCGGATTCACAGCGCTGGCAACTGCTGGTGCCGCTGGAGCGACTGCAATCGTAGCAGCACTGACAGTTATCGTTACTGGTATCGCTGGCTTAATTCCGGCTGTTCTTACAAAAGTCGGAGAAGGAATTATCGCAATCTGCAAAGTTATTGCTGCCGGAGCACCAGCTATTGGTGAAGCTGTAAAGGCAGTTGTCTTAACGCTGATCGATGTTTTCGTATCCTGTGTACCGCAGCTGGCAGACGGAGCTTTACAATTAGTGGTTGGTGTATTAGCGGCTCTGGTTACTTATACGCCTCAAATTGTAGATCTAGCTTTCAAATTCCTTATTGGAATTTTAGAGGGTATTGCTAGTAATCTGCCGTCACTGATTAAAGCTGGTGTCGATGTACTCGTAGCATTTTTCGCTGGTATCGTCGATGCACTGAGAGGAATCGATACTGGAGCTTTGCTAAAAGTAATTGCCGGAATCGGTCTGTTATCAGCTATTATGCTTGCTCTTAGTGCAACAGCATCGCTTGTTCCAGGAGCAATGGTTGGAATCCTTGGTATAGGTGCGGTTGTTGCTGAGATGGCGTTAGTGCTTGCGGCCGTCGGACTCTTATCGAAACTTCCAGGACTTTCTTGGCTTATCGGAGAAGGTGGAAAGCTTTTACAGGGAATCGGAACGGCAATCGGTCAGTTCGTTGGTGGAATCGTCGGCGGATTTATGAGCGGTGTGTCGAGTCAGTTCCCGCAAATTGGAGCTGATTTATCCGCTTTTATGAATAATGTTCAGCCGTTTTTACAGGGAGCTAGTCAGATTCAGCCATCTATGATGGACGGAGTAAAGGCATTAGCCGAGACTGTGCTTATTCTGACAGCGGCTGATATTTTACAGGGATTGACTTCTTGGCTTACAGGAGGATCGTCTTTATCTAAGTTCGGAGAGGAACTTGTACCGTTTGGCGAAGCTATGAGAGATTTCTCGTTAGCTATCGGAAACATGGACGGGGAAATCGTGGCAAATGCGGCGACAGCTGGCAAAGCATTAGCTGAAATGGCAGCCACAATTCCAAATACAGGCGGATTAGTGTCTTTCTTCGCAGGAGAAAATGACATGACTGCCTTTGGAAAGCAGCTTGTACCGTTTGGCGAAGCTATGAGACAGTTCGGGGATGCAATTACTGGACTCGATGCAAATGCCGTTACAGAAGCGGCAATCGCTGGAAAGGCCATGGCAGAGATGGCGACAACCATTCCAAATTCTGGTGGTGTCGTAGGATTCTTTGCTGGTGAAAACGATATGGGTGAGTTTGGAAAACAGCTTGTACCATTTGGCGAAGCAATGAAAGCATTTGGCGATGCGGTTCGTGGACTGGAAGCCGATGCAATCGTCAATTCTGCAACGGCGGGCAAGGCTTTAGTCGAGCTTGCTGATACTGTTCCCAATACAGGTGGCGTTGTAGCATTCTTTACTGGAAACAACGATGTTGATACTTTCGGTGAGAAACTTGTACCGTTCGGTGAAGCTATGAAGGCATATTCTGAAGCTATTATGGGTATGGACTCCGCGGCTATTACGAACTCAGCAACAGCTGGTAAAGCCCTAGTGGAGCTTGCCAACACCATTCCAAATACCGGAGGACTTGTAAGCTGGTTTACCGGTGACAACGATCTTGGTAGTTTTGGTGATAGTCTGGTTCAGTTCGGAAGTGGAATTAAGAGTTATTCGGATTCTATTTCTGGAATCGATACCGGAATCATGTCAAGTGTGATTACCCAGGTGAATCGACTTGTTGAAATGGCTAAAGGAATGGCGGAATTAGATACGAGTGGTATGAGTGGTATGAGTGGTTTTAGCACAGCACTGATTCAGCTTGGAAACAACGGTATCGACGGTTTCATCAATGCGTTTACAGATGCGAGCGGAAGAGTGACATCCGCCGCGACCTCTATGCTGACGACATTCATCAATGCGGCTAATGCTCAGAAAGGTAATCTGACATCTACGTTTACGACCATGATGCAGGCTGTACTTACGACTCTTACAAACTATCAAACCCAGTTCAATACGGCAGGCTCTACGTTGATGACGAAATTCATCACCGGAATCAAATCTCAGGACGGAAGTACCAAAACTGCCATTACCAATATAATTAGCGGTTGTGTTACTGCTATCAACAACAAGCAAACCCAGTTCAATACAGCAGGTGCGAACCTCATGATCAAACTCATTGCCGGAATCAAATCGAAAGATTACGAAACTAGAAATGCGTTTGTAAACATCTTAAGTTCATGCCTTACAGCTATTGCGAACAAGTATCCGGAATTTCAAAATGCAGGAATGCAGTGCATGATTAAGTTCATTGCTGGCATTAAGGAAAAAGCCGAAGAAGTAAAAACTGCCTTCACCGGGAATCTTAATGCTTCTGTAACGGCTATCCGGGACTACCACGATCAGTTTAAACAGGCTGGTGCTTACCTGGTAGAGGGCTTTGCTGATGGAATCAGTGAGAACACATATCGCGCAGAAGCGAAAGCCAGAGCAATGGCAAGGGCTGCGGCAGAAGCAGCAGAAGACGAATTGGACGAACATTCACCTTCCAGAGTAGGATACCATATCGGTGATTTCTTTGGATTGGGATTCGTCAATGCAATCGGAACCTATGCAGTAAAGGCATACAACGCAAGTGCTGATATGGCTAAATCAGCAAAAACAGGTCTTGGAAACGCAATCGCAAAGGTAAAGGACATGATCGACAACGGCGTTGATACTCAGCCTATGATTCGACCGATTCTGGATCTGTCAGACATTGAAGAGAAGAGCCATCGACTGAATACACTGTTCAGCAGATCACAGGCGTTGACTGTCAGCACAGGAATTGCAGCATCACGTGAGCGGAATCTTCAAAATGAAGATACCAATCCGAATACAGGAAACTCTTACAAATTTGTACAGAATAACTATTCGCCTAAGGCACTGTCGAGAACAGAGATTTATCGGCAGACGAAGAATCAGTTCTCGGCGATGGAAAGGATGGTGGAAACTTGATTCGAGCAGTCACGTTTACAAACTATCTTGGCGATAGCATCCGACTTGATTTGGCGAGACCGGAGGAATCCGGTTTCATCATCAAGTCTGTAACTGGCTTGGGGCCGGGAAAAGCGAACATCAATACGACAGAAATCGCTACAAACGATGGAAGCCTGTTCAATTCTTCAAGGATGCCGAGCCGAAACATTGTTATTTCTCTTGCGTATATGTGGAAGGATTCCATCGAAGACGTAAGACAGCTGTCATACAAGTATTTTCCTATTAAAAAGAAGCTCACAATGCTTATCGAAACCGATAATAGGCAGGCAGAGATTGAAGGGTATGTCGAATCAAACGACCCAACAATCTTCAGTAAAGACGAGGGTTCGGATATCTCAATCGTGTGTCCGAATCCTTTCTTTTACTCTGCCGGAAAAGACGGAATCAACACAACCATCTTCTATGGTGTAGAGGCACTGTTCGAGTTTCCTTTCAGTAATGAATCTCTTAAGGACCCGTTACTAGAAATGGGAGAAATCAAAAATGAAACAGAGCAGGTGGTTGTATATAATGGCGACGCTGAAATCGGAGTGACTATTACGATTCACGCAATCGGTGAAGCCAGCAATATTACGATCTACAATACCGGTACTCGTGAAGTGATGCGGATCGATACCGATAAATTGGAGAAATTCACTGGCTCTGGAATTATAGCAGGTGATGAAATCATTATCTGCACCGTAAAAGGAAACAAGTCGATTACGCTTCTTAGGAACGGAAAGACTACAAACATCTTGAACTGCCTGGATAAAAACGCTGATTGGTTCCAGCTTGCGAAGGGCGACAACATCTTTGCTTATACGGCTGAGTACGGAAGTACAAATTTACAGTTTAAGATTGAGAACCGTATAGTCTACGAGGGGGTATAAGCACTATGGATGTGACAATTTTAAACACCAACCTAGATGCTGTCTCTATTGTGGATACGTACGAGTCCTTCATCTGGACAGATCGGTATTACGCTTACGGTGACTTTGAACTGTATGAAGCAATGCGAGAGGGTCTTCTTGACTACATCAAACAGGATTTCTATTTGCAGAGCAAGGAATCTGAACATGTGATGATCGTGGAGAAAATCCAGATTACTTCAGATACCGAAGACGGTAACCATGTAACGGTTACTGGGCGTTCATTAGAATCTATCCTCGACAGGCGAATCGTCTGGGGACAGAAACTATTAAGCGGAAATCTTCAAAATGGAATAAAAACACTGCTCAACGAGAATGTAATTTCTCCGTCAGACAGCAATCGAAAAATTCCAAACTTTATTTTCAAAGAATCAACCGATCCAGCAATTACAAAGTTGAAACTGGAAGCTCAGTACACGGGAGATAACCTGTATGATGTCATCCAGAAAATTTGCGAGGAGCAGGGTATCGGTTTCAAGATCACTCTGAATGATGAAAAGCAGTTCGTATTTGAGTTGTATGCCGGTTCAGATAGATCATACGATCAGACGGAGAATCCCTACGTTATATTTTCACCGAAATTCGAGAACATCATCAATAGTAACTACATCGAATCTAAAGCTTCGTTGAAGACAGTGACCTTGGTTGGTGGAGAAGGTGAGGGCGCCGATCGAAGATATACTACGGTTGGTGGTGGCTCTGGTTTGAATCGCAGAGAATTGTTTACGGACGCTCGTGACATTTCTTCAAATGTTGGAAGCGATGATGCGTTGACCGATGCCGAGTATATGGCACAGTTGCAGCAAAGAGGAAAAGAAAAGCTTGCTGAAAATGTGAGCATTACCTCATTCGAGGGAGAAACAGAAACAACTATCATGTTCCAGTATGGAAAAGATTTCTTTAACGGGGACATTGTACAGATTGCGAACGAATACGGACACGAGACAAAAGCTCGTATTCTTGAAATTGTTCGTTCAGAAGATAAGGACGGTTATTCCGTCTATCCGACTTTTAAGACTATAGAACAGGAAGGAGCGTGATGAAGAAGTGAGTGTAACATTTGGATTTTATAATTCAAAAGAAGGAGATCGGCGCTACGATGCTATTCAGATGTCCAGCATTTTCGATGGAATCATTCAGGACGGAATATTGCAGCATGTCGGAACTGCAATGGTTGTAAAAGAATCGGAAGCAATGATTATCAACGTTGGTGTCGGACGAGCCTGGTTCAATCACACTTGGACGCTGAATGACGCTCTGTTACCGTTAGTAGTTCCACAGTCCGAGATTCTGCTGAACCGATATGATGCAGTTGTGCTTGAAGTGGATTCGAGAGAGGCCGTCAGAGCAAATGACATCAAAATCATTAAAGGAACCCCAGCATCGAATCCAACGAAACCTACGATGGTGAAGACAAATGATCGCTGGCAATATCCGCTGGCGTATATTTATGTCGGCGCCGGAGTTACTTCTATTCGACAGGCAAACATCACGAACTGCGTTGGAACTTCAGAGTGTCCATTCGTAACGGCTCCATTGGACAAGGTCGAAATCGATGATTTGATTGCTCAATGGCAGGACCAGTGGAAAGAGTTCTACGAAAAGCAGACTACTGATATGGAAGAAACAAATAAGTTTTGGAAAGAGCAGTGGTCTACCTGGTTTCTGGCACAGACTGAGGAGATTCAGTCTGCATATTTGACATGGGAAGCTCAGTGGAACCTTTGGTACTCGGAGCATACAGCAGATATGGAAGCCACAAGTACCTATTGGAAAGAAAAATGGGAGGCGTGGTTCAACGAATACACAAGCATCAATACTGCGGAAATGGCTGACTGGAAACAGAAGTCAGAAACAGAATTTCGAGAATGGTTTGATCAGTTACAGGCACTGTTAGATGGCAATACGGCGGCAAGCCTTGCTAAGAAGCTGCTGGAATTGCAGGAGCAGGTAGATATTCTTAACCAGTTCAGTTCCAACCTTGAAAACGAATACACGGTATATCAGAAGCTTTATGATAATGGATACCGTACTTACGGAGACGTGCTCGATTCTTCGGACGCACCCATTACTGACAGCAATTTGGATACGGTCATTGGACGTACATATTCCAGTGATCTTCTCCGTGACAGCAATGGCGATGTTATCGAAGGTCGGGCTATTTTTGTCATCAAATAAAGGAGGATTCATTAAATGAAAATCACAGACTACGAAAAGGTCCAGGCGTTAGCAGCAAGTAATATTTTCCTGCTTGACGGACCTAACGGGACAAAGACCATTGCGGCAGATGCTTTAGCAAAGGCGTTAATCGGTCTTTTAAGTTCCAAAGATTTTATCGGAGGAGTAAATCTTTCCGAACTCACCCAGATCAACGAGCTGGTATCCGGTAACAAATTACTCGTCGGGACTACGGACGGAAACAAGGCTATTGCAGCTGAAGACGCACTCTTTGCTATGCTTGATGGCTTTGCTCCGGTGGAGCTTCGCCGGGTACTCTTCAGAGGCAAGAATCTTGGTACAGCGCTGACCGCAGTACAGAAAGCTGCTATTAAGGACGGTTCCTTTAAAGGAATGTTCCTTGGCGACTATTGGAGTATCGGAGGTCGTATTTGGCGTATCGTTGATATGGATTACTGGTACAACTGCTGTGATACTGCATTTACCAGCCATCATCTCGTTATCATGCCGGATGAGGCGCTTTACAATGCGCAGATGAATACTACCAATGTTACGACCGGTGGATATGTGGGCTCTGCGATGTACAAGAGTAACTTGGCAAACGCCAAAACAATCGTAAATGCGGCTTTCCAGGGGTCTGTTCTTACTCACAGAGAATACCTGTGCAATGCGGTTGCAAATGGAAGACCGTCAGGTGGAGCATGGTTCGATTCTAGCATTGAGCTCCCGAACGAACCTATGATGTATGGCCATCCTCATTTCAGTCCAACTTCTGATGGTTCAACAGTTCCGAGTATCTACACAATCAGCAAGACTCAGCTGGCGCTGTTCATGGTATGTCCGAGATTCATCGTAAACAGATCTTACAACCAGTGGTTAAGAGACGTCGTTTCTTCGGCTAACTTTGCCAGTGTGAACGTCATTGGCCATGCGAACTACTCCAGCGCTTCGGACTCTCTTGGAGTTCGTCCGGTCTTCCCGGTTGGTTAATTAAAATCGCGGGGCCTTGTGCCCCGTTTATATTTTTGAAAGGAGCTTCTAATCATGGAAGAGAAAATCTATAAAATTATTCTCGGTGATGGAACTGAGATTTCCAATCTTAAGCTGAACGGAAACAATTTCATTTCTACAGAAAAAATCGAGGAATCTGTATTTGCAGATAACTGCTCTCCGGTTACTATCAGCGACGGAACAACCGAGACTGTTCATCCGAACATGGAGCTGGTTCAGATCGTTGAGCAGGTTCCTGGCGAATACTGGTTTGTCCTTAGAGATATTTCTGAGGAGGAGTTTGCCAGAACAAAAATGCAGTCTGACATCGCCTACATTGCGATGATGTCCAATGTAGAGCTTTAAGAAGGAGGATCACCATGGAACATAGCAAGAATTACAGTAAAGTAAAGCTTTGGTACAGCATGAAAATGTGGAATGAGACCAGAGTTCGTAATGCGGTGAAGATGGGCTGGATCACCAAAGAGGAGTTCGCTGAGATCACCGGTAAAGATTACGAATGAGCGTTCTGTTAGGCGACAGAAAAGAGTCAAAATTCGAAGCGATTACGTACTCGATCGAGTTGCATGATATGCTGATACTCCTTATGCAGAGGGGATTTGGTGTTAAGGATGTGGACGGCTTTGTTCGGAAGAAGTATGCGTATGGAGAAATTTCGGAAGAAAACTTTGCTAAGTACAGGGAACTGATGCGGAGTTTCAAATCGAAAGTAAACCAGTGTGCTTCCCTGATAACGAGCAATGTTAGAGCGGCAAACACCATTTACCCACGGACAATGCACGAGTACGAGACCAGGAGAGATTACCAGAATGCGGCCATTGTAAATTGCGAGCAGCTCATCAACGAGTTGCAGCGGGTTGTTGAAATATTCGATGCAGATCTGAATGTGTACAACCGGTATGTTAAAGCTATCGACCGAGAAATCGGATTGATAAAAAGGTGGCGTCAAAGAGACATGGCGATTAAGTCGCGGTTAGAAAAAGGGTAACATCTAAAAAATTGCGTCGTTTCTTCGGCTAACTTTGCCAATGTGAACAACAATGGCAATACGAACTACAACAACGCTTCGAACTCTAATGGAG